CGGGCATATGGTGGCAGCAGGAAACATCAGCGAAGCAGATGAACTGCAAAAGGTTTTGAGTCTGTCTCTGTACACGCTTAGGCATTACCTAAACTCTCTTGCTGTGCTTTGTGACAAGCCAGAAGAGCGCAACTACACGCCAGAGCAAAATCGCTACTGTCACTTTCAAAAGCAAAACCCGCACACCCCCAAGGTAATGGCTTCACTGGGGTTTGACGCGAACACGGTGCGTCGTTTTATTGACACCTGCCTGTTTCCAGAAACCACCCATTCTGAGAGTTTGCGGTAGAGCAACCATGAAGAACTTTATTTTGCAGCGGATACTGAACATTCTAATCGCCTTCGACCAGCTGGTTTACACAGTGGTGACGCTGGGCTACGGCATGCCCGATGAGACCCTGTCCGCTGCTGCCTGGCGCACCGAGCAATTAGACAGGTTCGGCGGCAAGTTGTTCAGGCCGTTGATCGACATGCTGTTTTGGTTTGATCCAGAGCACTGCAAGGGCGCTCACGAAAGCGAGTTGCTCAGGGCCTATTTGCGTTCACGGGTCAACCAGCCTGCAGCCTTGGTGGTCAACCCCGTCGTCGTGCAGCCGAAGTGATTTGTGTGCCGAGGTGGTAAATTCCGGTTAAACTCAGCCGCAACAATTAAGTCAACGCTGACTTATGAAACAACACTGGGAAGCACATGACAGCGGTTCAACAGGTAGGGTACGAAGAGTTCCACAAGCTCGCCGGCGATGTTGGCGAGGTTAAGTTGCTCATGGTGAAAATGGTCGAAGCTCTAGCGCGCATTTCGCTGCTTGATGAGCGCCAGCAGACAGTCTCGACCTTCATGCAAAAGCTCGACGCTCGCATGGAGCGTATGGAGGCGCGACAGCACGATGCCGAGATCAAAAGCGCGCTTGCGGGCGGTGGCTTCGGGCGCCTTGAAGCGCTGGAGACGGGCTGGCGCGAAATCTACATCGACCGCGAGCGCGACAAGGCCCGCATTCAGACAATGGTGTGGATGGTGCGCGCGCTGTGGGCCGTGGCTGGGACCACTGCATTCACCCTTATCGCCAAAACAATGGTGACGCTCACATGAAAGTCATCATCAAGCCTGCAGCCGCTGTGAAGCTGTCACCCCACTTCTACCTCTCCGAGTTCGTCGAGAGCGAGACAGCGCAGCGCCGGGGCATCGACAACAACCCCAGCCCGACCGATCTGGCCAACCTGTTCAAGCTGGCCGCCATGCTGGAACAGGTGCGCTCCCTCTTGGGCAACAAGGTGATCACGGTCACCAGCGGCTACCGCGGCCCGGCGCTCAACAAAGCCGTCGGCGGTGCAGCCACCTCTGACCACCAGACCGGCGAGGCGGTGGACTTCAAGTGCCACAGCTTTGGCACCCCGCTTGATGTGTCGCGCGCGATCGCCGCCTCGACCATCGAGTTCGGGCAGCTGATCTGGGAATTCGGGAGCTGGATTCATATCAGTCTTCCGAACCGGGGTGTGAAAAATGGAGAAGTTTTGACGGCACGGCGAGTAGAAAAGCGAACTGTTTACACCAAGGGGCTGACTCCATGAGACTTGTATTTTCACCCGAGCAAGTTGAAGAAATGCTGAGACTTCACGCCAGTGGAAAAAGTGCTCGCGACATAGCGCCTATTTTTGGTTGTGGGCGCAGCACCATCTGTGAAATTTTGAAGAGCAATGGGTCAGATATGAACCCAAGTAGATTCATCTCTGCAAAGATGCTTGGCAAAAAAATTCGACTGGGCGCAAGGCATACATCGCAGACGCGCGAAGCAATGTCCAAAGCGAGAAAGGGGCGACCGGGGACTCGGTTTGGGCCGCACTCTCCAGAAACTCTTGCAAAAATTAGTGCCGCAACGAAGGGTAAAAACCTTCGCTACACGCCAGAGCAAAAGCTGCAAATTGAACAAATGCGCGCAAGACTAAAGCGCCTTGTTCGACGCACTCTTCTCGCGGCCGGCACGCGCAAGAAAATTCCATCAGAAGCCTACCTAGGCTATTCAAAGCACGAGCTGCTCGCGCACCTAGGCCCAAAGCCAGCGCATGATTCTGAAATCGACCACTACGTCCCGGTGGTTGAATTCTTTCGACGTGGAATTTTTGACGCATCTGTGGTCAACGCACTTCCAAACTTGCGCTGGCTGTCTTCTCTTGAGAACAAGATCAAGGGCTCGTCCTTACCTGACGATGCAGAGGGTGTTATTTCCGCTTGCATGAGCTTGCCCAACCGCGCCAGCAACCGCCAGGTGCTGACCGCCAAGTTCACCAAGAACGCACAGGGCAAAACCCGGGTGCTTTACTCGGCCGGCATCAACACATGAGGCGCCTTCTTGTCGCTCTCGCGCTCGCCTTGTCGATGGGGGCATGCACCGCTGCAAGTCCGCTGCAAGAGACGCGCGTGGGCGCCGAGGTTCTGCGCAGCGAGGGCGGGCAGATTCAACGCAGCAGCGCGGTCGTGCGGGCATTCCAACAGCGCTGGGCATGCCCAGCCACCCATCAGCACACTGGCGCGTGCCCAGGGTGGGCCGTCGACCATGTGATTCCACTGGCGTGCGGGGGGCTTGACGCGGTATCGAACCTGCAATGGCTCCCCAACGAGATCAAGAGCGCGCCGGGCGCGCTGACCAAGGACCGCTTCGAGCGCTGGGTCTACGGCGGCGCAAACATGAGCCCAGGCTGCCCATGACCACAGAGCCCACCAAGAACGCCCTCAGCTGGATGAAGGTGCTCAACCAGGCAGCGCGACCCTACCTGACGGTCATGTTTGCCACCAGCTACAACATCGTGTGCGTGGTGGCGGTGATGACCGGAATGATGAGCATCGACACCTTCATCACCGCCAACGCGCCGATCGTGGCCACCCTGCTGGGCTTCTGGTTCGGTGAACGCGCAGCACTCAAAGACCCAGGACGCCCCGAATGATTTCACCTCTTTTCACCGGCATGACTGCCAAGCTGGTTCTCGTTGCTGTGCTGGTCACCGGCGGCTACTACCTGATCACCGCCATCGAGCAGCGCGGCTGGGACCGCCGTGATGCGCTTGCGCAGGTTCAGGCCGCCGCGGTCGAGAAAGCCAACAGCGAAGAGCGCCTGACAAACCTCATTGACGGCCAAGCGCGCGACGCCCTGCTGGAAATTCAGCTCGAAGCCCTTCGCACGGCAAGCGCCACCCGCGCCACACAACTCTCAACCCACCTGAAGGCACAGACCGCTGCGCCTTACCAACCCAAGAAGGCCAACTGTGACCGCTCTGACCAATCCACCGCCATTCCCGACGCCCAAGCAGCGCCTGATTTTGACGATCGGCCTTTGCTTGACCAGTCTGTTCTTGATGCTGTCACTCTCGGGCTGCTCAACGACGCCCGCGCCAACCGCGCGCGCCCAGCGCCTGACATCGCCCCCACCAGCGGCGATGCAGGGCGCACTGCCCCTGCCGCAGATTGAGCCCGAGAGCCCCGGGCTTGCCGTGACGGGTGCCGACCTGGCGCTCAACGATCTCACGGTGGTGAACCTGTACCACGACCTCGCCGCCCGCCACGACCAGCTTGTTGACTGGGTGCTCTTCCAATGCGTGCCCCAGACAGCGCAGTCAACCAAGAAGCCGCAATGACCCTCACCGACAAAGACGCCGCCTTTCTGGCGGTCTACAACGACACCAAGCGCTTCCCCGACAGTGCAGCCGTGGGCATTGAGCTGGGCATGAGCCACTCCCGGGTGCGAGCCCACGCTTCAGAGCTGCGCGCACAAGCAGAGCGGGGCGGGTTCACCGTCATCAGCCGCCAGCACCACTCGGTGCCCATGAGCGAAGACGCAAGCCGGTACCGCCCCGAGTGGACCGCCCAAGACTGCATCGACGAGCTGCGCCGGGTCGCTGCAATGGACACAGACAGGTCGGTGTCACGCAACTACTTTCGCATTCATGCCAAGTGCAGTGAGTCCACCTGGAACCGCTTTTTCGGCAGCTTCAATGAGTTCAAACGTCAAGCCGACTTGATTCTCACGCGCCAGCAAAGCGCGATGGAGCGCAAGATTGCCAAACACGCCTCGGTGGACCACTACCGCGAGATCGGCGCAGAGCGCGCCAGCTACGCCGGCCTGTACGTGCGCCCCAACAGCAAGCGCTTCAAGACCATCATTATCGCCAGCGATTTGCACGACGAAGAAATGGACCCGTTCTTTCGCCGCGTGCTGATCGACACCATCAAGCGGGTGCAGCCTGACACGTTCTGCCTGGGTGGCGACGGCCTGGACCTGCCCGAGTTTGGAAAATACGCCGTTGACCCGCGCGAGTGGGGGCCGACACGTCGCATCAAGTACATGCACGGCTTTCTGCGCGACATGCGCGAAGTCTGTCCCGACATGCAGATCGACTGGTTGGAGGGCAACCACGAGTACCGTCTGATGCGCCACATGGGCGACGCGACCCCGGCCCTCAAGGTGATTCTGGAAGAACTGCACGGGATGACAGTGCGCAAGCTGCTGGGTCTGGACGCCTACCAGGTGAACTACATCGCCAAGGCTGACCTGGCCGCCTACCGCGAGCGCGACATTGCCAAAGAGCTCGGGCGCAACTACACGATCTACTACGATTGCCTGCTGGTGCATCACTTCCCAGAAGGGCGTCATCTGGGCTTGCCGGGCGTGAACGGTCATCACCACAAGCACATCAGCTGGCCTGCCTTTAGCCCGGTCTACGGCGCGTTTGAGTGGCACCAGCTGGGCTGCGGCCACCGTCGCGATGCCAGTTACTGCTCGGGCGAAAAGTGGCACATGGGCTTCATGATCGCCAACATCGACACCTGGACTCGCCAGGTCAACTTCGACTATGTTCCGGTGACAGACTTTGCTGTGTCGGGTGGGCAGTGGTACCGGCGCGAAAAGGTCGAGGTTGTGACGCCAGAGACACGCATCGCACTGCCGATTAACAAACTGGCTTGATAAGTCAATGCTGACTCAGTAGAATAAAGACCACCGTCACTCAACAACTTGAAAAAAGTCGCATATGAAAAAAGGTCTGTACGCAAACGTCAACGCCAAAAAGGCACGCATCGCCGCGGGCTCAAAAGAGAAGATGAACAAGGTAGGTAGCAAGAATGCCCCGACTGAAAAAGACTTCAAAAAATCCGCAAAGACTGCAAAAAAGAAGTAATTCAAGTTTGAACCAAGGCACCTTGCGCGCAAAAAGCCAATGAACACACCCCGCCACGACATCGAGATTCACCAAGGCGTGACCTTCATGCTTGGGCTCGTTTACAAAGACCCAAACGGTGAGCCAGTCGATCTGACGGGCTACTCGGCCCGCATGACTGTGCGTGACTCTGAGGGTGGGAAGGTGCTTTGCGATTTGTCTTCGACGGCTGAGCACATAAGACTGGGCGACACCGCGCCCGGCGCGGTCAATGTTGAAATTTCTGATTCGATCACCAGAAAAATGCCAGTGACAAGGTTGGGCGTTTATGACCTGTTGTTGTTTGCTCCAGGTGGGCGCTCGTACAAGCTGATGCGCGGCGACAGTCCCGTAATTTACACGGCCACGCTGTGATCGAAAACATCGTCATCGTTGTTCGCGATCTGCCGCGCGTTGTTGAGGTTCTAAAAAGCCAATTAACGATCGAGGTTCAACCAACTCCCTACTTAGCCAACGTCGTCACAAGTGGACCCCAGGGAGCGCCGGGGTCGACTCAACGACACCTGTGACCAGCCGCACGCTCACCTGGGCCGCAGGCAAGCTCGCTGCCGTCACCTACGCCGACGGTCGCAGCAAGGCCATGACGTACACAGGCGAGCAGCTCACCCGCGTGGACCGCCTCACGCCCGGCCAGACCACCCAGCGCGCTGACCTTGCATACAACCCAGACGGCACACTCGCCGGGATAACAGAATCGGTGATCTGACATGGCCGTTTTCACAAACGCTCAATTTCTTGACAGCGGCACAGCCCGCACGGCAGGGGAGGTGCACACGTTCAACGGCGGATCGCTGACTGTTCGCACCGACACCCGTTGGCACGCCAACGCACCAGCAAATATGACCGGAACCTTCGGCGGCAACTCGGTGATCTCGGCTTCGCTGGGAGGCGAGTTGTTCATTGACGCCCGGGAGGTGCGCTGGATGCCTTACACGGGAGGCAGCGGCAGCGTGCCTGCCATCGGCACCACCATCACGCGTGGCGGCGTCAGCGCCTACCTGCTGGGTGCCTGGGCCAGTCTTACCGCTGCGCCCACAGCAGTAGGTGCGGCAATGATCAACGCTCCGTACAGCAATATCACGGTCAGCTATTTCACGGCAAACCAAGTGAGAAACATTGGCGGTGTGCCTCGCAACTTCAAGATCATCGTGGCGGGCAATGGGGCGACGCTGGAGCAGATTTACACGAAAATCCAGTTCCTGTTGCGCCAGTCCACAAACATCAACACTGCGGGAACCGCTGGCGTAAAGACTGGGAAGATTCAGAACGCCTTGCTGTCGTTTGTGGGGGACACGCTAGGGACTTCGCAGTCGGTATTCATTGACAATATTCAGGGTGCGGACAGCAACCGCATTGAGTTCTTTGATGACGCCAACGTTCTGCGAACAAACCCGTTCTCTTCGGCTGGCACCATCAGCTTCAACACGCCCCTGGTGGGGGCAGGCTCCAGCTACCGTCTGATGTTCACCGCCCCTCTAGGCGCAGACAACGACTTTGGCGAAGCCGGTGCGGTCACGGTGAACGACGCAGCAGGTATACCCATCACCGGCACGATCAGCGCAGTCACGGTTGAATTTACCTACGACTATGCCGGTAACGTGCAGGGTGGGGCCATTGCTGGTACCGACCGCGCCGTGACGTTGATTGCCATTCGCCCTGGCAGTGGAAAGTATGTAGCGGCCACTGGCACGATCACGCGCTCAAAATCCATTGCGCTGTCCCTGGTGGCCGAAGCTGACCGCGTTTACCGCTAAAGGACCAACGTGTCCGTCACTGTTGATCCAGTCAACCGCAGGCTTGTGCTGTCTAGCTCAGCAGTTACAGCTCAGGCTATCTATGTCGCGTGGGCCGACTGGATGCTGCTGGGAGACAACCTGAAGTTTCCCCCTGCATTCGAGTCTGCCGGTGGCGACGACCTGGGCTTAGGCTTGACCATCCCGCCTTACTACTTCTTGGAGAACGGTTGGAGGGTGCGACCCCTGGAGGATAACCATAACCTGCTGATCACCGGCAACTTGTTTGTGCGTGGAGGGGGTGTGCCTGTGGTCCCCACCATTGGCGTGTTCCAAGTGAACGTCAATTACACGGTACCTGTGATGGCACAGGGTATCGCTACCAGCGGCGGGGGAGGTGGTGGGCTCACCCCCGAACAAGCCGGGCAGCTTGCCGCTCTGGCCGCGCTGCTGTCGCAAGTCAAGCAAGACACTGGGCTGATTCCGGCGCTACTCTGAGAAAAATCTGGATTCATGGCCAGTGCTTATGGCAGTCAGAACTGACTCATGCTACGATCAAGTTTGACAACTGGAGCATCAAAATTGGCAAAGAACCTCAGACCGAAAACAACCTCCAATAGACGTGCTCACGCCAACGACCGTGCGCCAGTTGTCAACCCCTACGAGATACTGCAGCCGCCAATGCGCAGACGTATCACAGAGCCGCTGCAAGCACAGACCGAAGCCCAGGGCGAGTACATTGCAGCCATCAAGACCGCCGAGCTGGTCTTTGCGATCGGGCCAGCCGGCACAGGCAAGACCTACATTGCTGCCGCCTACGCCGCTGAGCAGCTAATGGGCAAGAGCATCGAGAAGGTCGTCATTACCCGTCCAAACATCGAGGTGGGTCAAGCAATGGGGCACCTGCCCGGCGAGCTTGAAGAGAAGTATGCGCCCTACCTTGCTCCCTTTCGCGAGGTGATGATTGAGCGCATGGGCAAGGGGCAATACGAATACTGCCTGAAGACCGAGCAGATCAGCCCACAGCCCCTGGGTTACATGCGCGGCAAGACCTTTGATAACGCCATTGTGATTCTGGACGAGGCGCAGAACTGCACCGTCGCCGAGATGAAGATGTTCCTGACCCGCATTGGCAAGAACTGCACCGTGATTGTCGACGGCGATCCAGCACAGTGCGACATTCACGGCACATCCGGGCTGATGGATGCGGTTCACCGCTGCCACAACATTAGCACCGTGCGGGTGGTTGAATTCACCGAAGACGACATTGTTCGCTCCGGGCTGGTTCGGGAAATTCTTCGCTGTTACCGAAACTGACCAGCCTGTTTGCTGTCACATGAAGCCCTGGCGTACCGGGGCTTTGTGCTTTCTGGGGCTTTGTGGCGAATGTTAGCGATTTGACCCTCTCCCCCTTATAAGCAACTTCTAAAATACAGACACCTAATACTCTTTATATAAGCGCGCGATGGCAGATTTCTTTGGTACCCAGTTCACACCCTCGGAGCTTGAGTTGCGAGCCCTGCGCGTGAACCCTGCGCACAGGGCTGATGAGGCAACACTGACACGCCGACGCTGGTTCGATTACCGTCACATGAGCCCGGCTCTGGCCACCTACCACTACGCCCACTGCTACAAGGTTCAGACCCAGCGCTTCTATGCCATGTGCGTTGACGAGAAGAGGGCCGCAGACGCCCGTGCCTTCACGCCCGATGACATCTTCAACAGTCGGGACATGACTTCGATGTGGCTTGCTCGCAGCTTCGCTGATGAACACCGGTTGCCGTACCCGTTTGTTTTGGAGTTTGCGATGAAGCGATTTATTGCCAGAACGCAGCACCAGTTCCCACGCCCCAACCAGCTCTACGGCGAAGAGCTTGAAATAGACGTGCTGGCCGCCTGGAAAGAGCGCATGGGTTCTCAGATCACAATGGCGTTATCCCCGCGATTTCGCATGCACGGCTACAAGGGCGAGCTGGTGCAGGCAGAGCATGTCAAGTTCTTGGCCGACCAGATCAAGCAGCGCTCCGGCCCGAGGTTTCGACTGATTGCCCGCATGCTGAAGGAAGGTCTGATGACGCACCACATGGCAACGCTTCTGTTTGGACAGGGCGAAGCAGATGCCGCCGAGCGGTACCGGGAACAATTCATGTAAGTCATCGCTGACTCTCTATAATTTGGGTCAGCGGTCACCGACCACCTTTTCAACCACAGGAGTTTTTATGAGTCACCAAGCACCACCCCGAGCTGCGTCAACTCACTGGCAGTCCGTCGACTCCCCAGTGCCCCGCAACGCCTGGCCGCACAACGTCGAGTCGCACAACGTCGAGCCGATGCCGCGCAAGAAGTTCATCGCCAAGGGGCACGACGCCCAGCTGCAAGAGGCGCAGATCGACCGCATCCCAGTCGAGCTGACCACGCTGAGCGGCGTTGTCGTGAGCGGCACTGTCAGTCGTCGCGACAAGTACACGATCAGTCTTCGTCACGGCGAGGGGGAGAACGTGGGTCGTGATGAGATTTTCTACAAGCATGCCATCGAGTCGGTGCTGCTGGTGCGAGCAACCCCAAGGGCAAACTGATGTCCGGGACGACCGCCGCGTCGACACCGCGCTACGAGTTCGGCGAAGAGTTTCAGCAGAAGATTGCCGCGCTGCTGGTGCGCGACACCCCGTTTGCCCAGATGACAGACGGCTTGGTGCTGCCCGCGTTCTTTGAGAATGCAGGTTGTGCTTCGCTGGTGATGATCGCGAACAAATACTTCGAGAAGTACAAGAAGGCACCCGGCGACAAGATCGTGCTGGTCAACTTGCTGCGCGACGCGGCGGCGCAAAAGTTGCTGACCCCGGAGCTGCTGCGCCTGGCGGCGATGGCGATACCGGTGCTTCTGGCAACCGATGTCTCTGACCGCGATTACGTGGCCGACGAGTGCGCAACCTTTGCCCGGCACCAAGCTGTCGGCAAGGCAATTCTTGACTCGGTTGACCTGCTGGACAAGCGCGACTTCGCCACCATCGAGAAGACCGTTCAGACGGCGCTCAGCACGGGCAAGGTCGACACGGGCGGTGGCTACGACTACGGTGAAATGACCGACGCCCGAACCCAGGACCGCAAAGACGAAGCGGCCGGCTTGCGCCCACCCACCGGTATCACCACGGGCTTTCCAATTCTCGACGGCTACCTCTACCACAAGGGCTGGGGGCGGCGCGAGATGGCGGTGCTCATGGGCGGCCCCAAGGCGGGCAAGTCGATGGCGATGATCAACTTCAGCATCAACGCGATCGCAGCCGGTTACCGCACGCTGTATGTGACGCTGGAAGTGGCCAGCAACATCATCGCGCAGCGCATCGACGCCAACGTCTCAGAGCGCGCAATCATGGAGCTCGGGAGTCACATCTCTGACGTGGACGCGAAGGTGAAGGCGTTCATGGCCAAAGCCGCGCCCCTGAAGATTCACGAGTACCCCACGGGCACCATGAAGCCCTCACACCTGCGCCGCCTGATCGAGCAGTACAAAAGTCAGAGCATCGTCTTTGATCTGGTGGTGGTCGATTACGCCGACCTGATGGTGCCCGAGCGCCACATGGACAACGTGCAAGAAAACTCCAAGAACGTCTATCAGCCCCTGCGTGGCATGGCGATGAGCGAGGGCTTCGCGATGCTGACCGCCACCCAGACCAACCGCGAAGGTGCCAAGAAGACGGTGGCCACGATGACCGACGTGGCCGAAGACATCAACAAGGTGCGGATTGCCGACGTGATGATTTCCATCAACCGAACCGAAGAAGAGGCGCGCAACGGCCGCGCCCGACTTCACTTCGCCGCGAGTCGCAACCAGCGCTCCGGCTTTTCCGTTCTGATCGAGCAAAACATTGATCAGGGCAAATTTATTACAGCCGTTTTGGGCGAGGAATAGTTTTATGAAAACCAAGATCGAAATCAAGAAGGCAGACGTGGGCTACACCAAGGAGTTGCCTCGTTGTGGCAGCTGTCGGGCGTTTTCCAGTCAGATGGCGCTGCCGGCCTGGATGGTGAAAGAAAACGCCGGCAGTGGCGTCAAGTTTGCCACGTCAGGTGAGTGCGCCTACCCCCTTGAAAGGTACGGCGTGGAGAAAAACATGCGCTGCTCAGTTCACGGCTTCGCGATTCAGCGCACCGCCGTCTGCAACTTCTGGAATCCCAAGCCCCCGTTCTGAGCCTGACATCGGGGGTTGAAATACCCCTATCCCTTTTTATCGCCCACGGGCACCCATTTTTATGAACATTTTTTACATCAAGCTGGAACACAATTCCTTTTATTCGATTGAAGACCTTGCCGTTGAAGCTGTGCGACTTGCCAATCACCTGACTGTTTCGGTTCATTTCTATTACGAGGGTATCAAGTGCGTGGCAGACCCAATGGGCAGCAGTGACAAGCTCGCGACCTCGGCTTTGAATGCGTCTGAAAGTCGCAGTCCACTTAGCCGGGCGAGCGCGAGGTCGTGATGGACCGCGTCGAACTCACCCGGGCGCTGGACAAAATAGACCTCGAAACATACCTGGACCGCGAGGGCATCGACTACCGGCCCAGCTACGGCACCAAGGGCCTGCAGCTCAACCTGGACGAGTGCCCCAAGTGCGGCGAGGGCGGGCGCAAGACCTACCTGAATGCCGAGACCGGGCTGGGCAACTGCTTTCACGGCAGCTGCGGCGAGAAGTTCAACAAGTTCAAGCTGCTGCGCTGCGTCTCGGGCCTGTCTGGTGCTGACTTTGACAACTACGTGCAGGCGCTGGCCAGCGAGCAAGGCTGGATGCCCAAGAAGGAGCGCGCGGTGTTGGTGCAGGCCGATCTGAAGCTGCCCAGCAAGATCGTGCCCCTGCCCGTCAACGGCCAGAACCTTCAGTACCTGCAAGACCGCGCGGTCAGCTTGGACAGCTGCAAGTGGTTCAACCTCTCGTATTGCCACAAGGGCTGGTGGGGCTATAAGCTGAGCGACGGCGAAGAGCGCTTTGTGTCCTACGACCAGCGGGTCATCATCCCGATTGCCGACCTGGACGGCAAGCTGGTGTCTTTTCAGGGCCGTGATGTCACCGGTGCGCTGAAGCCTAAGTACCTGTTCCCGGTGGGCTACGCGGTGACCGGCAGCCACCTCTACAACGCCAACTCGTTCACCGACGGCCTGACGGATCACGTTGTGGTGGGAGAGGGCGCGTTCGATGCGATCGCCATTCACCAGGCGATTGACGCGCGCAACGGGTGCGCCAACATGCTGGCAGTGGCCACCTTCGGCATGCACCTCTCAAGCGGGCCGGGTGGGCAGCTGGAGAAGCTGGGTCTGCTGCATCAGCGCGGGCTCAAGACGGTAACGCTGATGTGGGATGGCGAGGGTAGGGCGCTGTCTTACGCGGTCAAGGCGGGGCTGCTGCTGCGTTCGGTGGGGCTGCAAGTGAACATCGCACGCCTGCCCGAAGGCTATGACCCTGCCCAGGGGCCAACTGGCAAGCCCACACCGGTGCAGGTGGTGGTTGACGCCATCTTTCAAGCCCAGCGTCTGACCAACCTCACCGCGATTCGGATCGCTCACGCGGCCAACCAAATGTCCAAGTGAGCGCGCAGATACTGAATTGTCTGTTTGAAATCAGTTACCTTTTTATGCGACAACCCCAAGGGGAAATTTATGGATACATTCGAGATAAAAAGTGAGTGGCTTGCCCACCAAGGCGGCACCAAGTTCTACCAGACGTTTCTGATCAATTGGATGGTCAAGCCCGGGTTTAAGCACAGCTGCACGGTCGTTCACTATTCGGCATACCGCGGCACCGCGCCCAGCGTGCGCGTGCGACCGGTGAGCTACGGTCAAGTCAAGATTTTTAAAGGCTCGATTCATTACTTCGACATCTGGAAGAAAAAGCAAACGAAAAAAGACGCGCAGGACCTTGTCTACACCCTGCTGGGTGATGGAATCTTCACCGGCGATAGCATGTCGCGATCGAGTTTCTTGAGAGAGCTGACTGCTCTTTTTGGTGCCGCGAAGCGCGACGACATTTTGGTGCATCTGGGTCTGAGCATGAACGGCGAAAGTGCAGAGGGCGCGGGGTCGAGTGACGCGGGCGAAGATAGCCCTGTCGAAATTCAAGACAAAGAGCGCCCCGCAGCCTGGGGCAGTTGGTAATCAAAGGAGTAAGTCATGAGTGAAACATCAAACGAGCCCATCATCGACATCGAGGCATCTGCTGACGGCACGCGCAACACATACAGCTCCAGATGTGCTGCCATTTCGCAGGTGATGAATTACGCCGCGTGTCTCTGGCGTCAGGGCGTGCTGTCTAAGCCCAACGTCAAAACGCCAACCGACTGGGATCAGTGTCGACGCGCCGCCGAAGGGGGTAAGTGCAACGCGGTCAGCATGCGCCGCGAAGAGCACCTGGCTGGCAAGGCGATTTACTTTCGCGAGCGCACGGCAACGCGCGTAAGCGCCGTGGGCAATTGGTCACACAGCAGCCAGCATATTGCGCGTCGCCCAGCGCCCTTGTCCGCACCAGCTGCGCCGGTCGTCAAGCCCAAGAAGACCAGCGTGCTCGATGCAATGGGCGATGCCGGCAGCTACACCCAAGCAATCAAGGCCGCACAGGTCGCACCGGTGTCAGTTCAAGTCGCACCGGTGTCAGTTCAAGTCACACCAGACCCAGTGATGGTCGTCACGCCTGCTGCGCCCAAGCAAGCGGCGAACCTACCCACTCTTCAAATGCTCCCGGGTGAGTCCCCGTTGGCGTTTGCCCGTCGTCGTCGCGAGGCCGCTGCCCAATGACCCCCGAAGAAGTGCATCAGGCGTGTCACGAAGCGATGACATCGTGCCTCCAGTTCTCTGCCTGGGACGACGACCAGCGGTTTTCAAACTGGCCAGAGAACTTCGGCAGCGTGCCCAAGTTGGGCATGCGCAACGTGATCAATTTCTGGCGCATTCACGGCACCCTTCTCTGGAAGCGCGGGTACGACGCCGAGCTGCCCGACGAGGTTCTGACCCTGTTTGACTAGCCAACCAAGGGGCCGAAAGCCCCGACCCACAATCGAATTTCCCCAACTTAGAAAGACCATGATGATCGTCACCAACAAAGCCAGTTCTGTTTTCGCAGTCATTGAGAAAATGGGGGCAACCGCGTCCACCACTGAGCGCGATGGACTTGTTCGTCTCGCGGGCAACTCTAGCCCCATGTTCATGCGCGTTGTCAAGGCGGCCTACGACCCCTACACCACCTACGGCATGACCAAGGTGCCCAAGCGCAACCCGGCAATGGCCCCGGGCACCAACACCCTTGACGAAGACTGGCCGTGGGACATTCTGGAGCACATGTCATCGCGCAAACTCACCGGTGGCAGAGCTCAGAATGAAGTGCAGCGGGTCATTAACTTGCTCGATGACGCCAGCGGTGCGCTGTTCACCCGAATCATTCGTCGAGACCTTCGCGGCAACTTCACCGAAGGCACCATCAACCGCGTGTTTCCCAAGACCTTCGCCGATTTCCCCTACATGCGATGCAGCCTGTTTGACAAGTCGAACCTCGTGAAAGTGGACTGGGCAGCCGGCGTGATCAGTCAAGAAAAAGCCGACGGCATGTTTGCCAACGTCAACGTGGACAACGTGCGTCAGGTGCTGGTCACCAGCCGCCAGGGTTCGCCCATCCCGCTGGACCACCTGCCCGACTTTGAAGCGCAGTTGGCAATCTCTTTCGATTCAGACACCCAGACTCACGGAGAACTGACGGTCTACAAAGACGGCGCATGTCTGGCGCGCGAGATTGGCAACGGTATGCTGAACTCGATTATTCAGGGCGGCTCAATGGATGAGGGCTGCGAGGTGCGCTTTGACGCCTGGGATCAGATTCCGCTGTCGGCCGTGCAGCCCAAGGGCAAGTATGAGACCCCGTACAAGGAGCGTCTGGCGGGCATCATGCGCTCGCTGGCACTCGCAAAGCCCACGCTGGTGCGTCTGATCCCCACGCGCATTATCAAGAGTAAGGCACAAGCGTTTGACCACTACCGCGAGCTGCTGAATGCTGGCAAAGAGGGCACGGTGTGCAAGACCATGACGGCGATCTGGAAAGACGGCACCAGCAAAGACCAGGCCAAGCTCAAGCTCGAAGTCGATGTTGATCTGGAGATCACCGAGGTAGTCCCGGGCACGTCGGGCACCAAGAACGAAGGCCGTCCCGGCTCGGTTTTGTGCGTGAGCGCTTGCTCAAAGCTGGCGGTCAACGTGACCGTGAAGAACGAGAAGATGCGCGAAGCCATTGAGAAAAATCCCGATGACTTTATCGGCAAAATTATTGCTGTTCGGGGCAACTCGCTCATGCCCCCAAGTGCCTCTAGCGACCAGCACTCGATGTTTTTGCCGCGCTTTATCGAAGACGTGGTTCGCACTGACAAGGCTTTTGCTGACGACCTGAAGCGCATTCAGGACATTTTTCGCAACGCCGCAGAAGCTGTCTGATGGCAAGGTAGGGCGTGAAAATTCACCCTATAATGTAAGTCATGACTGACTACACATTGGAGAATTTTCTTGCTTGAAAAAATCAAAACCCTGTATCTCATCGTCTGTGAATTCATTTGGCCAATTCAGCCCATCGTTCGCGACTTTGTCGTGTACTTTTCAAAGCCTGGGGGCATCGAAATGAATTGCGGCAAATATTTGTTGACTTTCTCAGTGTCGTCTGGGGCGCCGGCTCACAGCATCTTGTGCGATCTGCTGGTTATGACGATGCACGTAAAAAGCAAGGAGGTCAGCTTGATGTCGCCTTTCTTTGAAGACATCTCGATTAACTGGCGCGAGCGCACCTTGTTGATTGACAGCGTTCTTCAGTGGCTTGATTTTGAAGATGACATCCCCGAAGAAAACGTAAGGGGCTTTGTGTGATTATCGCGCTGACAGGCCCGACATGCTCGGGCAAGACCTCGATTGAGCGAGAGTTGCATAAGCTGGGTTACGGTGCTGTTGCGAGTCACACCACCAGGCAGCCCCGCCCAGGTGAGGTCTCTGGTCGAGATTACTGCTTTGTTGCCCGCGACGAAATGCAGGCCATGCTGGCGGGCGACGAGCTAATCGAGTTCAATGAGTTTGGTGGCGCCCTGTATGGGTTGTCAAAGGCCGAGGTGCTGTTGTCTTTGAGTCGCAATTCAAAAGTTGCCGTAGTGCTGGACCCCAACGGCAAGCGCAACTTGCGCGAGTGGGCGCTTTTGAGAAGCGTGCCGTTTGTGGCGACCTGGGTCGAGTGCTCACCAGCCGTTCAGGCGAAGCGCTTCGCAGCCCGGGTCGCTCAGCTGCCGAGCGCGCGTCTTGAAGACTTTTTAGCCGATCGGCTGACCTCGATGCTCGGCCTGGAGAATCAGTGGCGCGAGCGCACCGGCGTCTTTCGCGGCTCTCGCTACGAATTGCGCATGTCTTCTGACTCACTCACGTCGCAAAACCTGGCTTCATTCATTGACAGTTATGTGTGCGGCTTGACAGTGGTTCAAAAGCAGCTAGACTTGTAGGCTTGTAGTCATCAGTGACTGTTGCAACAACCACTCAGGAAATTTACATGGCCAATGACCCGTTTCGCACCATGCCGGTATACCCCAACAAAAAGAAAGGCCCTCAAGGACCGATTCCAGCACGCAACGGCTAACCCCGCCCCGCGTGACTTGAAGCCCTTCTGGCTCCCTACAATGGGGTCAGGAGGGCTTTTTTTATGTGGGCAAGAGAATTGGGCAGCTTTGAAAAGTGGCTGTCGGGTAGCGCGGTTTCTGACGATGTGTTCTGGACCAGGGAACTGGGTGAGCTGGCCCCGATCGACATTCAGCTTTTTTACGCCCGCTGCGGCTTAAAAGGCCGCAAGTCAGAGGGGGTCGAGGCCATTGAGCGGCTGCAGAGCTGCTTGATACTGGCCGCGGTAAGCGGCGAGGTGAGCAGGGCGGAGATGCGGCTTGTCATGCACCAGCCTCCGCGTGAGCCATTTCTTGTCGACGAGTTTGTCGATTTGCTTGTCAAGTTGAGACCCACACGGCGCGCTGCTGTTTTGTTCGCACTGGACACGCGCAGCTCGCCAGAGCGGGCACTGTCTCTCACCTGGCGCGACTCGGCCGGCCTGCACCAGCTTTCACCCCTGGGTCTTGAAGTGATCACGGCGAGGGGCAAAATGCGGCATCTAAGTCTGCCTTACGTCTTCTGGGAATGGATGACGCCTGACACCGCAACACCCTTGATCGGGCTGGAAGAAAGTGCGTGTCACGCATTCGACTGCACCTGGCCGGCGCTTCAGGTCAGGTTCAACGAGATGTTGTGGGTTAGTGGCCGCGCCAATGCGACAAGTCTTGTTCATCTGATCGAAGAGGTAACGGCGAGAAGACTTTGAGGTGCAAAAAATCATTGGAAGACGATACATTCCCTAGTTGACATAATGTCAATCGTAGAATGTGGTGTTTTTGCGCCGCATCAACGCGGTCAAATTGGGGAAAACCTGTGAAGAGTTTTGTGGATAATTGCAAAACAAGCCGCATAGGTGCGTTGGCGCCCGCGGAAAAGGCCGCACAGGGGCGGCCTAGAATTTGATCTGGACCGCACGGATGCGGCACTATAGAGAAAGAGACTTAAATTCATAAAAGAAGCGGATAACATTTGCCTCACGGCTGCTCAGTAAGCACGCATGCGGCATAAATACCGTCACCAAAAAAGCCAGTACCGCACCCATGCGGCTATAAGTCTGTCCTTAGCACACGAATTCGATTCATGAACCGCGACTGTGCGGCATCAAATGCGGGGGTCACCTCGATTGAGTCGTCTGGGATCACATTGGAGATGTGAACTGTGGAGTGGTCACCCTGATGGATGTTGGTCACATTGAGCTTGACCGTGACGTTGAAACTAGCGCCATCGGGAATTTTTCCATTCTTGGCGAAGTCTTGCAGTTGGCTGATGAATCCCTGAAAGCCTAGCGGCGCATAGGTCTGGGTGGCGTGCGCCACGGTGGTTCGAGTCTTCGCACCTCGCTCGTCCACCTTGATGCGGTCCAACGGAACATGCTCTACCAGGCGGTACACACTGCGGCGACCGCGAACCTCTTGCTCAATCAGCTTCATTTCGATCAGCTTCTTCAAGGCGCGCTGCACAGTGTCCACAGAGGTGTCGAGGTGCCCGGCGATCGTCGACTGACTCGGGTACGAGGCCCCGGTTTCCAAATCGGTGTAGGCTTTCACCACACAGTAGACAGCCCAGGCGGAAAACCCCATCTCGGCAATCTTGTTGTCAATGATGGCCGACCGCAAAATATGAAACCAGTGATGGCGCACGCTCAGCTCGTCCCAAATTTCTTTTTGTACTTGAGTGCTCACGCGCCCCCCTTTGCGTTGACTATGTTCATGCGACGCTGCACTTCTGCTTCAATGCCAGCAAGTGCAATATCGTTCATGGACTCTCCGTAAGTGGTGCCGCCCAGCCACCTTAGCTTCTGGTAGACCTCACGAGGGAGTCGAAAATTCACCTGCTGCATAGGCACCACTTCAAGAACCATGCGCCAGGGCGCATTAGGGTCATCAGCTGACACCTGGCGTACATGCTTCATCGGCGGGCCGCGTCGGGTCTGAGTAGGTGCTGGTTGCGGCCCAGAAGTCCCCTCACCGGCCGCAATTGCGGCCGCTTGCTCCCGACCAGGCTGTTCCGTCCATTTCTGCAGCGCACTCAGACGCTCAAGTCTGTCTTGACTGCCTTGAACCTGCTGACGGCTTTTTAGCTCGGGGTTGCCATTCTTCATTAAAAATCTCCTTGTAGAAGTTCGCGATCTCGCGCGTGGCGTTTGCGTCTGCCGCCTTGCCGGTGAGCTCGACAACACTCAGACCGTCGCGCGCGGCCTTTCTGAAGGCGATGCGGTCTCGAATCTCGCCGGCCACAAAGTCAAACTCGTCGCGGTAGTCGTCCGTCAGAATTTTGCGCACTTCGTCGGTCTCGCGTACCGCAGGGTTGGGGTTGGAGCCGTTGATGATCACCTTGGCGGGCATCTCTTCGCCGGTCTGGTTGCGAATGGCGCGAACCATGTCCCCCATTGTCGAGAAGCTCCAAGTGTCAAACTGGCTCGGGCGCACCGGGATGACTAGCAGGTCACACACCACAATGGCTTGACGCATTTCGACCGAGTCGCGCCCACCGGCATCAACGATCACGACCTCGAACTTGTCATGGAACTGACCGATGTCGTAGCCCACCTTGCCTGTCTTGGCCACGCAGACCAGATCGGGCGCGAGGTCCAGACCAGCCCGGTGCGCCCCCCGCGCGGCAGCCCAGGTGCTGGAGCTCTCTTGCTTGTCGGTGTCCACCAGCAGCACCTCTTTGCCTGCCAGCGCACACATGGCGGCCAGGTTCACCGCGATGGTGGTCTTGCCCACCCCGCCCTTTTCGTTTCCAACGACAACAATCATTGCAGTGACTCCTAGCGTTGCTCCGCATGCGCGCGGTGCAGTCATAAATATGAGTTCTGGCAGTGCCCTGCCCTCAATGCGCCGGATGATACCACCGCATTGTGTCTGTGCATTCTTTTCTGTCAACACACTTATGCCAGTCATTGCAGTCATTGCACCACAAGGGCCAGGATCACCGGTGTCGCTGCATCGACAGAAGTCAAAGCAATGAGTGGAGTGCAATTAGTCATTGCACTCATAGCACTAATTGCACAAAAATGAGGCAGTGAAAGGAGTGCAGTCAGTGCGTTGACCTCAGTGACTGACGCGAGGGCATTGGTAGATTTCATGCCTGTCACTGCACCCGTTGTCAGTGGTGCAGTGGGAGCGGTCGGGGCAATGTGTGCAGACGTAAAAAAGCCACCTAAAGGTGGCTTTTGATGGGTCTTCATAGACACAAGTTTTATGGGTCTTTTGTCTCTTGTTCACCTTGCACGACCTGCTTCTCAACGCGCTTGGCTTTTTCCAGTTCGTCGCCCTTGGCAAGCGCGCTGCGTTTGGTCTTGCGCAGAATGCGCAGCAACGCCTCCTCTTCAATGGCGTCATCGCCAGTCGCTGAAACATACAGCTCACACATGGCCTCAAGCGCATTAGGGTGCTGGGACAGGTTCACGTCGCGCCCATTGACGGCAGCCCGCAGCGCCCGAATCAGCACCTCTTCATTCAAGGTCACCGGCGTTCGCTTGCTGACCGCCTCAAGTATTGAGGTCAGACTGAATCCGTTTTCTGCGTCAACACGCATCGCCAAGTACAGGGGGTCGATCTGAAGCACCTGGGCCGTCAGGGCCACCTTGTTCATCGGCAGCTTCATCATCCCGGATTCCAGCATCGAGATTACGTTGGGGGCCGAGTAGTTCAAGAGGGACGCGAGTTCCACGTTTTTATAGCCCATTCGAGACTTGTGCAGAGCGATCAGCTCACGCACAGAGGGAATTTTTTGATCACTAGACTTGTGGCTTTTTAGTGCGCTCATTTTCTCTCCTAAAAGAAGGGATTCCCCCTTCGGGTTGCTAAAGTAGCGGTTTCATTATATGCAGCGCTTACTTACCTTTGAGCGTGCCACAACAAAATTGAATACTTTGTTACACATAGGGTATTTTTACCAAATGTCAGTCGAGACTGAATATAAATAAAACGCGGTGTTCACCTACAAGCCACATTCTCAATCTCTATAATCGACAAGTCAGCAGTTAGTTACAAACAAGGAATTTCATGAGCTTGAGTAGTGTTGTTGAGGTTGAAGAGACATTCAGTGTTGAGACGATAACGGTCGAGCATGCGGCAAGCATCATCGAGAGTAATGACCATTTTAGATATGTCGATGTCGGGAGTCTTCGGGTTCACCATCTGCGCGCCGTGACAGGTCGCAGCATGCTGGTGCAGGGGCCAAACGGGGAGTTTTTGCTTGTGAAGTAGTCACCACGCAGCCGAAAAGTCAGGGGTCTCATCCGAGACCCCTTTTTTATGATTCAGACATCGCAACAAATCTGAGACGTTTTTATGCAAAGCAAAGACATTTCTGTCATCCGCCAGTCGATCGGGAAGATCGTCTCCATGCTGACCAACCAGTCCATCGCGGTGACCCAGCGCGGCACCGATGCTTATGTGCAGTACGACGCCAAGGGTGTTGTCAAGCGGGTGAACATCCCCTACCTTGCCGATGACGCGACACCTGGGTTTATCGCCGCGGTGCAGGGCTTTCTTGATCACGAGGTCGGCCACGTCTTGTTCACCGACCCCAAGGTCTTGCTTGCGGCCAAGAAGCAGCCCGGGCGCACGGCGAACCTGCACAACACCATTGAAGATGTCTACGTGGAGCGCAAGATGTCTGAGGCGTTTGCGGGCAGCGGCGGCAACCTCGATGCCCTGCGCTTCTTCTACTTGAACGATGTGGTGAAGAAGAAAGTGAACGAAGCGGTTGCCGCCGGCAACGAGACTGCCGCCTCGGGTTATGCGGCCGTGGTGAAGTTTCGTGCTTGGGGCGGTCAGCTCGCCGCGATCGACTTCTTGAAAAACAACCCCAAAATTGATGCGCTGGCAGCTGACATTGAAAGCAAGCTTGGGCCAGCGTTCATCAAAGCGATGGGTCAGGTCAAGAGCAGCAAGGAAGCACTCGACCTGGCCAAGCAAGCATACGACCTGCTGAAGCCAGCGCCCCCGCCAGCGCCCGTCGCACCCTCACCACCCAGCCCAGCGCCCCCACCAGTGCCAGCACCACCCGCAGACGATGAAGAAGAGCAGGACGAAGGTGCGGGCGACGGGCCTGCACCCACCGGCTCTACCGACCAGGAAGAGCAGGGCGAGGCGGACCCCACGGTTCCCTCGGGCGCATCGGGCGACCAAGACGAAGAGCCGTCATCGGCAAGCGTGTCAGCTGCTGAAGACGACAGTGGCAAGCAGCGAGACGATGACGACGAAAATGGGGAAACCGACATGGACTCAGACACCGCTGGCACCGGTGGTGAGTCGGACACTGATGTCGGTGAGAACCAGGAGCCCACCGTGCCCGAAGAGGCCAGCCCATCAGAAGGCGATGACGCGCCCCCCGATGATGAAGAGCAGCCTTCAGATGACCAAGAAGAGCAGGTCGGCCCGATGGTGACCCATGCCGGCGCGAAGTCTGGTGAGCATGCACCGGGCGACCAGGGCGATCTGAGCGAGGCGTTTGAGCAACCGATGGACTTCGACAGCGATGTTGCCAAGCAGCTTAGTCAGAATGCAAAAAAGGAACTCAGTCACTCGCAATATCGTGTCTTTTCTACTGACTGGGACACGCTCAAGTCAGCGCCCCTGGGGGACCATAAGGCAGTGGAGGTCATGGTTAAAGTCACTGACCACATGGTCGCGGGCATTCAGAAAAGCCTTGAGCGTGCGATGGCCGCAAAAGCGCGCAAGACCTGGAGCGGTGGTCAGCGTCGCGGTCGCATCAACCCCGGCTCCCTGTTTCGCACCGCTGTCGGCGATGACCGGGTGTTTCGCAAGCGCTACGAGACAGCGGCCAAGAACACCGCCGTCACGTTGCTCGTTGACTGCTCCGGCTCGATGAGTGGTGAGCGTTTGGCACTTGCTGCACAGGCAGCTTACGCGCTGTCATCAACCCTTGAGCGCCTGAAGATCAAAAACGAAGTTCTTGGATTCACCACCGAAGGCTGCAAAGAGATGGCGCTGGCGATCAGCCGTGAGTCAAACGCTTACGATTTCTACAGTCGCTCTAGCTCGATCTACATGCCACTGTTCAAGGGCTTCGATGAGCGGCTGACGATTGATGCGAAGTTGCGTCTCGCCGCCCTGACGAACAAACCGATGTGGTTGCGCGAGAACGTCGATGGCGAGAGTGTGCAGATCGCTGCAAACAGGCTCAGGAAGCAGGTTGCCGAGCGTCACGTTTTGATCGTTCTGTCTGATGGCATCCCAGCATGTGAGGGCACCAGCGCCGCGCTTTCCAACCACCTCAAGCGGGTCGTCTTGGAGCTCCCCTCGCAAGGTGTCGAGGTCGTCGGTATCGGCATTCAGACCACCGATGTGGCCATGTTCTACCCCAGGAACTTGACGCTGAACAACATCGAATCGCTGCCGGTCACCGTGGTCAACGAGCTGTCCAGACTGCTGCTGGCTGTGTAAAAGTAAGTCAGTTTGTACTGTATGCTCCGAAGAGCGGGCGAGATCATACATTTTCTCGATTCACTCGCAACATTTTTATGAGGTTCAAATGAATACTGCTGTCGCCACCCCTGTCGAAATCGAAGCCCGCATCACCTGTGCCATCTGTGGTGCAAAAGTGCATGCCATCAGCATCCACTTGCAGCGCGACCACGCTGAGCTGGAGATGACCCAGACCGACTACGAAGTCAAGTACCCAGGCCACCCCGTTTTTAGCGAAGTGGTGCTCAGCAAACTCGCGGAGAAAAAGCGTCTTGCTGCCGCAACTTCAGTCACCGCTGACTTTACATCAGACTTCGAGACCGAGCCCAAGGCGTTTCACGAACTCTTTGCACTGGGTAAGGTGCGACCGGCGCTCAACGCGCGCGGCGCCCCCATCCCGATCACCACGGTCACCAAGACGGCGCACAAGAACATGGTGCCCGACGTGGACCCGAACTATGTCTTTAACCTGGATGTGCTCAAGACCTTGTTGATGGGCATCGAAATGAACATTCCTGTGTACCTGTGGGGTCACTCGGGTACTGGCAAGACCACGATCTATGAGCAGATCGGAGCCCGCACCGGTCGGCCCATGCTGCGTGTGCAGCACACGGCGAACATGGAAGAAGAGCATGTGCTGGGTGGGTGGCGTCTGCGCGACGGCAAGACTGTCTTTGATCTGGGGCCGCTCCCGATGGCCATGAAGTTCGGTTGGGTCTACCTGGCTGACGAATACGACTTCGGCCGCCCCGAGGTGCTCTCGCTGTACCAGCCGGTGCTTGAGGGCAAGCCGCTGGTGATCAAGGAGGCAGACCATGAAAACCGCGTGATTCGCCCACACCCCGGGTTTCGCTTTCTCGCCACCGGTAACACCAACGGTCAGGGCGACGAAACCGGCCTGTATGTGGGCACGACGATTCAAAACGCCGCGAACTACGAGCGTTTCGGCATTGTCGAAAAGATGCCCTTCATGGCGGAAGAGCTTGAGGTGGTGCTGGTCAGTCAGCAGGCGCAAATCCCCCTGCTGGATGCAAAAAAGCTGGTCGACTTCGCCAAGCGCATTCGGGCCGAGTTCGAGAGCTCCAAGATCAGCAACCCCATTTCGCCACGCTCGCTGATCTTCGCCGGTCGCTTGGGCATGGCTCGCTCGAACTACCTGTATGGGCTGGAGAAGTCGTACATCAACCGCCTGACCGAAGTTGACCGCGAGGCCGCGATGCAGCTGGCCAACCGCGTGTTTGGTGCCAGCAAGACCGCATAAGGAGCTGACATGAGCGTCACTCACTCACCGGTCAACCCGCGCCCACAGGCGGAGAAGAACAAAAAATTCGCCAACGACGGCTCGTATGAGTCGGTTCAGGGGCAAATCAAAAAGCTGGCTTTCATGTGCTTCGCCCGGGTCAACGCCCTGGGCCTGGGCATGACGTTCGAGGACGTGCTGCAGGAGATGAACCTGAGTTATGTCAACGCCAAGAGACTGTGGAATCCCGAAGGCACAAGTCGCTTCAGCACCTACTTGCAAACCGCGTGCCTGAACAATTTCAACGCCCGCATCCAGAAGCCCGAGCGTGAGCGTCGCCTGTTTGGCATGGTCAACATGAGCGATATGCAGCGCAATGAACCAGGTGGCGACAATAGCGGTGAGCGCGACATCATGGAGGTTTTTGACGACGAGGACCAGGGCACCTTCTTTGTTCCGCTGAGTGACTTCAGCATGTTGGGCATGGGCGGCGAGACATCCCAGGCGTCCGAGCAGTCCCCGTTTCACGCCAACCCCGAAGCACTGGTTGCGCACCGTCAAGATGTGCGCGAGGCGATGGCGAAAATGAGCCCCAACGCGCGTGCGGTGGTGATAGACATCTTGCGTGCGGCCCATGCCGGCGAGGACTTGCCCCGCTTCGGTGAGATCGCAGCGGTGCGTCAGATCAAGGCGCCCGAGTTGCGTCGCCTGCGCATCGAGCTGGCCAACACGTTCGGGGTGAAGATTTGAATCGACCTCAATGTCACGGTTCGCCATGCGCCATCAGCGGCGACAGCGAGACCTGTCGAACCTGCCCGGCCCTGCGCTCTTGCGCCAGTCAGTCTCTTTTCTTTCTCGATCAACAGCTGTTGACCCCCTTGATTCAGCGAGAGCGCCAGCGCATCGCAATGGTCGAGCAGCGCTTTGTGCGCTCGCCAGATAGGGTCGAAGAGGGAGAGGGTGCCCAAGCACTCTCGAAGCCCGTAGCGACGATGGCACAGCGTCTGACCGACTCGGGCTGGTTCAAGTTCGCCAGGCGCGAGCTGGGGGCAGGGCGCAACCCTGCCAAGAAGGGCTGGCAGCAGGTTCTGTGCAGTGCGCTGATCACCGGTGGCGTCTCGCGCAAGACCTTGCAGCTGGCGTTTGTGCAGCAGCTCGATATGACGCCGGGGAGCGCGAAGGTGCAGGTCTCCAAGTCCGTTGCGGTGTTTCTGCAAGGGCGACTGCTGCTGGAGCTCAACGGCTACCTAAAACTTCATCGGGACTGATCCGAGACCTGGGCGAAAGAATAGAAATATGACAACCACAACACCAATTAACCCCCTGGGCGTGGCGCTCTCTGTACGCTCGGACTTCTCACTGGGTGAGAGTTCTTTTCAGATCGACCGCATCATCAAGCTGGCCAAAGAGCAGGGCTACAGTCATGTGGCTGTAGCTGACTTGATGACCGTCTCGGGCATCCCCACTTTCACCCAAAAATGTCACAAGGCGGGTCTGGTACCGATTGCCGGCGTGACGCTGCACATCGTGGACAAGCCCACCGAAAAGCTGAAGGACAAGGTCAACAATCCCTATCGTCTCAAGTTGTACCCCAAGTCAGACCTGGGCATGCGCTCAATCTTCGCCGCACTTACCAAGTCGCTCACGGTGGAGAACTTTTACTACAACGCCCGACTCGGCCTGAGCGATGTCTGTGCCTTACAAGACGTGGTCGTCACCAGCGGCGACCTTCGCAGTCTGTGGCACCACCCAGACGCAAAAAAGATTAGCGACCGTTTGACAGTCACCTTTGGCGATGACTACATGGTCGAGCTGGTGGCGCTGGACACGCCCTTGTTTGACCGCACCAACACCCTGGCGCTGGAGCATCGCGGGATGCAGAAAACCATCATCACCCGCCCTGCCATGTATGCAAGCGCCGGTGACGCGGACGCAACCGATGTGCTGCGCGCGATCACCACCAACACGCCTCTCAGTTCAGCTTGGCTTCCCCGACCCTTTCTGCGCGACCTCTACCTGATGTCGCCCGCTGGGATGGTCAAGCACTTCTCGGCAGTGGCCGCTCGCGTGCCCGGGGCGCCGATCAAGCAGTCTGTGATCAATATTGCAGAGATGGCATCGCGCTGTCGGTACGCCTTCAAGAAGCTGGCCCCCTCGATGCCCAAGATGGCAGAAAACGAGTTCATGGCTCTGGCAAAGGCATGCGCTGTTGGGTGGCAAGAGCGCTTCGCTCGCGAGGTATGGGGTCACAAGCCCGACGCAAACGAGCTGGCCACCACCTACAAGAAGCGTCTGCGCTTCGAGCTGGACGTGCTCAAAAAGATGAGCTTCTCAGGCTACTTTTTGCTGGTGCAAGACATCGTGCAATGGTCCAAGACTAACGGCATTCTAGTAGGTCCGGGTCGCGGTTCTGTGGGTGGGTCGCTGGTCGCCTACCTGATGGGCATCACGGACGTTGACCCGATTCGTTTCGACCTCTTGTTCGAGCGCTTCATCAATCCAGACCGCACTGACTTGCCCGATGCTGACCTGGACTTTATGAGCGCACGTCGTCACGAGGTCGTGAGCTACATCATTGAAAAGTATGGTCGCGAGAACGTCTCAGGAATTGTCAACTTCTCTACCCTGGGCGCAGCCAGCGCGCTGCGCGACACCGCGCGCATGCACGGTCTGCTGCCTTGGGAATATGCTTGTTCCAAGCAGATGGAAAAAGAGCACGGCGTCTCGCTGTCATTGACCGAGTCGGCCGATGCGGTGCCCGACATCGACAAGTTTAGAAACGACCACCCATCCATCTGGGACCACGCACTGCGTCTAGAAGGTGCCAACCGATCGCTCAGTCAGCACGCCGCCGGTGTGGTGGTCGCGGGCGAGCCGGTGCTGAACCGTGCAGTGGTGAGTGCCAGGGACGCAAAAGCCCTGCCGGTTGCGCAGTGGGATAAGTCCAAGGTCGAAGACTTCGGTTTGATCAAGATTGACGTGCTGGGTCTGAACACGCTGGACCTGATTGGGGTCGCGCTCAACTACATCAAGGAGCGTCACTTCAAGACCATCGACATTCTCTCGCTGCCCCTGAATGACAAGCGCGTGCTAAAGGCTTTTGGTAATGGTGACACCACGGGGGTCTTTCAGTTCACCGGTGGCGGTATGAAGAGCTTGCTCAAGCAAATGGCGATGGGCGGGTCACTCACCTTCGACGACATCTGCGCCGCAACCGCGCTGTTTCGACCAGGGCCACTTGATGCCGGTCTATGTGACAGGTATGTGCAGGTCAAGCAGGGCGCCAGCAAGCCGTACTACGAGCATCCGGCGCTTGAAGAGTGTTTGGGTGATACTTTCGGCGTCATCACCTACCAAGAGCAGGTAATGGCCATCACGCGCAAGCTCTGCGGGTTCAGTCCGGGTGACGCCGACGGTGTGCGAAAGGCCATCGGTAAGAAGGACGCTGTGAAGATGGCGGAATATGCTGAGCGCTTTGTAGAGGGGGCTGTCAAAAGCGGCATGGAGAAGTCGCGCTCTGAGTTGCTGTGGGACACCATTCTGGGCTTCGCAGGCTACGCCTTCAACAAATCACATTCTGTGGAATATTCGCTGATCAGCTGGGTCACGATGTGGCTGAAGGTCTACTACCCGGCCGAGTTCTATGCGGCTGCCATGACCGTCATCGACAACGATGACCAGCTCACCAACCTAGTTGGCGACGCACAGGGCAAAAAGCTCAAAGTCTTGCCACCCGATCTAAACAAAAGCTCCAACCGCATCGAGATCGAAGGTGAAGACGTGCTCTATGCCCCGTTTCAGGCGGTCAAGGGCATCAGCTCTAACGTCTCGGCAGCGCTGGTGAAGCTGCGTAAGGCAGTTGGGGGCAAGTTTAAGGTCGGCGCATCGGGCGAGGTTGTGGCGCTTGACGCCGAAGTGCAGAAAAAGGTTCTGGGTAGAAAAGTGATCACCTCGGCTGCCATCACTGGGCTTGAGCAGGTCGGTGCTTTTCACAGCGTCAATGGTGTGGGCCCCACCCCAACCCACCCTGGCAGACTGAAGGCGCGCATCGAGCTCATGCCCGGCTTTACTTCGGACATGGTCAAGCCCGATCGCGAGCTTGCTGTCGACGGCTTGGCTTCGATCAAGATCACCAACATGGTGCGCGAGATGGCGCAGTGCGAGGGCTGTTCACTCAAAGGCGCACCGCACCCGACGCCGCGCATGGGCTCCAAGCCCAAGTTCATGGTGGTGTTTGACACCCCGAGCTGGAAGGAAGAGCGCGCTGGCAAGATGCTGGAGGGTGATGCTGCCGAGGTGGTCAAGGCCGCCCTGCGCGGGGTCGGGCTCAACGCAGCTAACGGCTACTACACCGCGCTTGTGAAGTCGGTCAAGCCCAAGGAACAAAAGCAACTGAGCAACGAGCAGATCAACGGCTGCTCCAAGTTTCTCACCCAAGAGATCGACATCCTGAAACCGCCCATCATCATAGCAATGGGCTCAAATGCGGTGCGCTGGTTTAGCCCAGGCACCAAGGGCACTCCCAGCGACCTGGCTGGGAAAGTGATCTACCGTGCGGACCTGGACGCATCGGTGATCTTTGGGATAAACCCAGGCGCACTCTTTCATGACCCTAGCAAGGTCAAGCTGATTGAGGCGGCATTCGACAAACTTGGCCAACTTCTGGTCTGAAAGAAAACATGGCAACCGAAGACACCACTTTGATCAAATTCATCGACTCTGAACAGGTGAAGCAAGACCTCATCTTTGACATCGCCGACATCAATGGGGCGATGCAAAAGCATGCGGCCATGTACGTTCACTATGCCGGCGTGAGCGTGCGCGCTCGCACCCAGTGGGACGTGTGGAAGCAACGTCTGGAAATTCTGGAGGGGCAGCTCGACGGCATCTACCGCACTGCGCTGAAGGAAGAAAACCCCAAGACAACCGAATCGCAGATTCGCTCGGCTGTGGTCAACGACGAGAAGTGGAAGCTCTATTCCAGCCGCGTGATCGGCTCCAATACCCAGTTCCGTCTGGCTGAAGGTGTCGAGCGCAGCTTTGAGCACCGCAAGGACATGCTGCTGCAAGTGGCTCGCAACTTGGCCCGGGAGCAAGAGGGGCCGATGCGCGTGATGGCAAATCAGAACGCTGGCGATGCGCGTCAGCGGCTGCTTGATTCAATGTCGAAGGGGGCGTGAAAAGCAGAAGTTGCCTGTCTATAAATCAGTCAAGATTGACTTACTTTCCCCTATAATCAATGGGTGGTTGAAAAGTTTTCGATCACTCTAAAAACCTCAAAACTGTCACTCTAAAGGAACAACTAAATGTCTGCACTTCTCGCACTTTTGCACAAGAAAAAACAAGATATGGCCGCATCCCGCAAGGGCTACACGGCTAAGGTTCCCTCGGGCAGCTCGCGCTGGCGGATCATGCCCTCGTGGCGCGGTAGCGCGGATCAGCCTTTCTGGCATGACTTCGGGCAGCACTTCATCAAAGATTCGTCGGGCACCATTTTGGCGATCTACATGTGCGTGGACAAAACCTTCGGCAAACCCTGCGATGTCTGTGACGCTATCAAGCAAGGCATGAACGGCGCAACCGACGAATTGACCATGAAGGTGCTGAAAGATGCCAAGGGCGGCAGCAAGGTGCTGGTCAACGCTCTTCACCTGGACAGTCAAGACCCCGGCAAGGTTCAAATTGTCGAACTGCCACCAAGCGTCTTTGACCAGTTCATCGCGATTGCCTCTGAGTGGGAAGAGGCGGGCGAGACGGTGTTCGGTGCATCGGGCAAGGACATCATCATCAACCGCAGTGGCGATGGTCTGAATACCAAGTACACCGTGCAAGTGGCGGCAAAGACAACCTCTGTACCAGCTAGCGTCGAGGGCAAGCTCAACAACCTGGACGAGTACGTCGCTCAGGAGTCGAGCGAGTTGCATTCGCGCGCCTTGAACTCGGTGCGCTCTGTCTCGGGTCTGCTCCCGGCACCGACACAACACGGTGGTGGTCTGCCCCTGGCGGCCCGCTCTGCCATGTTGCTCGAAGAAGAGCCGGCAATGACCGTCATTGCGTCACCGCCCAAGCGCACCGCACCGACTGCTGCCCCCGCTGTCTTCGACTTCGAGGATGTGCCTGACCTGGCTGCTGCAAAGCCACCAGTGCGGGGCGCTGCGCCGACTGCACCGTGGGGAGACGAAGCTGCTGTCGCACCTGCCTCCCGTGCAGCTGCCCCTGCTGCCCCTGCTGCCCCTGCTGCCCCTGCTGCATCAACAGGTGATGCTGAGCTGGACGAGTTGCTGAACCAGTTGGGCTAAGTCAGAAGCTGGTTAACAAGGGGCGGCAAGGGCTGCCCCTTTTTTCTGAGCAGGTATGAAAAAACACATCTTTTTGGTTGACGGCAACTCGCTTGCGCACGCAAATCACAATGCCAATGTTCTGACCGTGGGTGACATGCAAGTGCAGGCTATCTACGGCATGTTGCGCTCGCTGCACGCCCTGGTCAAAGCGCCGGGCAACCACGAAATCATTGTTCTGTGGGACGGGCGCGCGCAGTGGCGTCTGGACATCTACCCCGAGTACAAGGGCAACCGCACGCCGCTGGATGCAGAGGGCATTGCAAAGAAAGAAGCCTTCAAGCGACAGACCCCCTTCATCGAGAAGGCGCTGGAACTCTTGGGCATCAAACAGATTCGCTCGCCCTTGCTGGAAGCTGACGACCTGGCTGGCTACTTAGCCCGCGCGCTGTCTGCCAGGGGCTTTCGGGTCACGCTGGTCTCGGGCGACAAAGACTGGATCGCCCTGGTGGATCAAAACGTCACATGGTTTGACCCGATTCGGGACCGCACAGTGGACCTGACCAACCTGCTGGAGCGCACTGGCTACTACACCACCGAGGCGTTCGTACAGGGCAAGGCTCTGGTAAGCGATGTCTCCGACAACATCCCAGGCATCCCAGGCATGGGTGACAAGGGCAGCGCACTGTTCTTGGCCAAGTGGCAAGACGTGAACGAGTTCTTTCACCAGGTCGATGCTGGCGAATACACCCCAGCGGCGCGCAAAGACAAAAAGGCAAAAAGTCTTCACCCCGAGCAAGTTCTGGCCAGCCCAGAGGGCAGGGCGATCTTTCACCGCAACGTGCAGCTGATGGACTTGCGCAAGTCACGTCGACCCGAGCCGGGCGAGGTTGTCATCAGACAGCCCGCACCCAACGCGGCGGGATTTCTGCAACTGTGTCAGCGCCTTGCGTTCGCCTCGATCGTGCGAACCGCAGTGCCCTTTCTCAGCGCATTCGGAATCTCGCACACCCCACAGGCATGACCTGTAAACCGGGCCAGCGCATTCGCACTGAGCCCACCACAACCCTGAAACTGAAAGCAAAAAATGACATTTGATATTGACAAACTGAGCAAAGAACTTCTTGACGCCGTGGGCGAGAACAGCGGCACCACCGAGCCCAACCTGTGGCTGGACATGGGCTACATGCCCTTGAACAAAATCATCAGTGGTGATCCCACCCGCGGCTTCCCGGGCGGGCGCATCATCGAGGTGGCTGGCCCCAGCGCATCGGGCAAAACGCTGTTGGCTACGATGGCGATGATTGCGGCCCAGCGCGCTGGTGGCATCGCGATCTTCATCGACTGGGAGTGCGCCTTCAACCAAAGTTTTGCGGAGCAGCTGGGTCTGAACGGCGAGTTCCCGCACTTTCTCTACAAGCGTGCCGAGACGTGGGAGTCGGGCAACACCTACGCGATGCAGGCTGCAGAGGCGCTGCGCAAGAAAAAGTTGATCCCCGAAAAGGCCCCGATCGTGGTGGTCTTCGATTCGATTGCGGCGGCCGTGCCCAAGTCAATGATGTACGACTCCAAGGGGGTACGTCGAGGCATCGACGAATACACGATGAACGACACCACTGCGCTGGCGCGCGCCACGTCGACCACGCTGAAGTCTATCAACCAGTACGTCGGTGAGTTCAACGCCACCGCAATCTACTTGAATCAGATTCGCACCAAGCCAGGCGTGGTCTATGGTGACCCGCGCACCACTCCGGGCGGCGGCTCAATGGAGTTCTACGCTTCGACCCGTCTGTTCACCGGGCGCAAGAAGATCATGGCAACCGTGGCCGGCGAGAAGGAGTTCATGGGCTCGATCATCGGCATGGAGACGGTGAAGAACAAGCTGACCCGGCCGTTCCAGAATGTCGATCTGCGCTTGATGTACGACGCCGAGGGGCGCGCGGTGTTTGACTTCACCACAGGCTACATCGAAGAGCTGTGCGCGATGGGCAAACTCGAAGACAAGGCCGGGCGCGTGACGTGGGAAGGCAAGACGTACTTCAAAAGCGTGCTGGCCAAGAAGATCGACGACGAAGGCGCTTTGCCCGAGCTGGCAAAGATGTACCTGGCGTGATTTGGGGCCTTCGGGCTCCCTATCATGGGTGTATGCAAATAAAATTTTCATACCCCATTCGGGGCCTCGAAGGCTCTTTTGTCACCTTTCGTCTGGGTGCCCGCGCTGCTGCAACCTTGCAGCCCGGGACCGAGGTGGAGCTGGTCAACTCCCGCACGGGAAAGCTGCTCAAGCTCGCCACTGTGACGCAGACCTTCACCGGTCAGCTCAATCAGATGGCGAGCTTGCACGCGCACCAAGCTCACAACTGGAAGACCCACCCCGAGGCCGAGCGCCCCGGGTTGCTGATCGCGTCCATGATCAAGCGCTACCCTCCTGGTCGCTGCGTTGACACTTCAATTGTCAGCGTGATTTGTCTAACAGAGAGAACCCCATGAGCACCAACACCCCATCCACATTTCAAGACCCCTGCCCAGGCTGTCTGCCTGGTGGCTTCTGTCGCACGTCATCGTGCGGTCGCCTGAAGCTCAAGCATGCAAGCAAGGCTGTCACTCACCCCCCTGCTTTCGTCAGTCATGGGTGACAAGCGCCCGGTTCGTCCACTGACGGAACATCAGGTTGACGAGCTTATCGACACCCTGACCCGCATTGCAGCCACCAATGGCGACAAGACGCATGTCAAAGCGCTTCAGTATCTGGGCATGGCCAACATCGCAGCTGCCACCTTTGACCCAACACAGATCAAAAAATGATACTCACTGACGAAGAATTAAACGCTGTTCTGGACGCGACCGCCGAAGACGATTACGCAATTGCGCCCTCGCCGCCATGAGCGAGACCAAGGTGGGTGACGCCAAGGTCGACGGGCTCACCCGGGTGCGCAAGGTTCGGCGCAACCGCAAAGACTACGGTGAGATCAGGCACTACCCAGGCAAGGTCACCGTCTACTGGACCAAGCGCCGTCTGGACGAGTACCACAGGCTCACCCTGGGCTGGCTGATCGAGGTCGACACCGTGGCGGCCGTCAAGCTCTACAGCGTGACCCACATCGGCCTGCTGGTCGAGGGTGGCGCCAAGTTGCTGCTGCCCATCACGGCGCTCAGCTTTGACGCCCTCAAGGCGGGCTCGGTCGAGCGCAAGCTCTCCAACACCTATGTTGACCCCTGGGGTCGGCGCGGGGCGACCTGCTGGCACATCCCCGAAAGGCTGTTTGCAAAGGTCGAGCCCGACCTCCACGAGCAGACTGAGAACATGCTGACTCGCATGCACGTCAAGCGAGACCGCAGTAAGAAAACCCCACAGGAGATTTTGAATGTCTGAGACACTTACCCAAACCCATCACTTTGCCTTCTTTTACAACCCGTCCAAGAAAAAGCGCCCGCCGTGTTGCGAGGTCAAGGAGCTTGCGAGCAGATTTGGTGTGAGCCCGGGTCAGCTTCACAGTGCCATTCGCAACGCAAAGTCACCATTCCCTGAGCCTACCATTGTGATGGGCGCGCGCAAGTGGTACAGCATCGACGCCGTTACGAGCTGGTGGAATGAAGTGGGCTGCGCCGAGGTCGCTCGCGCAGCAAGCAGGGTCAAGTACGAGCCGCGTCATCGCATGAATGTCGCAGAGGTAACTCAGTCCTGACTAACTTTGGGACAATGGGTTATGAACACACAAGACAACACCCCTCAGACCCTCGCGCTCGTCGTGACCTTTCGGCCCATGCCTGAGAGCAACGGGAAAGTGAACTGGACGGTTCAACTGGTTCGGGCAAAACCTGCTGGCCCCATCGAGAGTACCTTGTCGAGCGTCTGCTTTCACCGAGGGGAGAATTACCAGATCGCCCGGTACGCTGCGGACTGCCTGCGTTTCACAATCGGACACTTGTTGAGCAAGCCGAGCATTCTGGAGTACGACGACAAAGACCTCACAGTGCCGGCCGAGTTTCGTGAACAGCTGGCCGGGGTAGGGCGATGATCGTCAATGCCGCTCTCATTTGCTTGGCACTCAATGTCTATCACGAGGCCCGATCCGAAATCATCCCGGGTCAGTACGCGGTGGCCCTCGTCACCATGAACCGCGCCAAGTCAGACGACCGCGTGTGTCACGAAACCTTTCGTCACAAGCAGTTCAGCTGGACAGTCGGCACCACGCGCGTTGAGGCGGGCTGGTTGCTGCCCCAGCACCTTCGACCCAACCTGGACAACCCGATCGAGAAACATGCTTGGGTGCGTGCCAAGCGCATCGCAGCGGTAACGCTTTCGGGCCAGATGGGTGACCTCACCAAGGGTGCTGACCACTACCACGCCACCTATGTCAGACCCAGCTGGGCCAGGCGCATGGACCGAGCGATTCAGATCGGCCAGCACATCTTCTACGTGCCCAAGCAACGCAGCCAACCGTAACTCACTGCTGACTCTCTACAATCAACCCATGCCCCAAGCGGGCATCATTTTTAGAAACCACCTTATGACCAAACCCTACGCACTGCTTGCTGACCTGCACCTGCACCGCTGGCACGCCTTCGCAACCGACTTGCCCAACGGCATGAACTCCCGGCTTCAGGGTCTGCTTGATGAAATCTGGCGCGCTGGCGAAGAGGTCAAGATCGCCGGTGGCAATACGCTGGTCTTCGCGGGGGATGTGTTTCATGTGCGCGGCTCTGTTGCGCCGTCGGTGCTGAACCCGGTCAACGACCTGCTGCACAAAATGCACCTGGAGCTTGGCACCAAGTTCGTGGTGCTCCCGGGCAACCACGACCTTGAGGGCAAAGAGACGACCCGCCTGGGCAGTGCCGTAACAGCCATGCAGCGCGACTGGGTGCGTGTCATCAACGACACGCAATACGTGTCTGAGCTGGGCGCGCACCTCATTCCCTGGCACGAAAAGACCTCCGACCTGAAGGCAACGCTCGAAGGCATCCCAGAGCCCGAGCGCGCCGATGCAATCATTCACGCACCCATTGACGGCGTGATTGCTGGGCTCCCCCTGCACGGTCTGGACCCGGTGTACCTGGCATCGCTGGGCTACCGCCTGATCTTCTCGGGCCACTACCACAACCACAAGGTCTTCGACGGCGGTGTGGTGTCGATCGGGGCGCTGGCCCACCACACCTGGAGCGACATCAACAGTCGCGCCGGGTTTCTGATCGTGCAAGACGGCCAGTTCATCTGGCGCAAGAGCCGTCTGCCCGAGTTCGTGGACCTCACCAAGCTGGCGAGCTACGACCCCGATGACATCCCGGGCCTGGTGGACCAAAACTTCGTGCGCGTGCGGGTCGAGGCAACCAAGAGCAAAGAGGTCGAAGAGGCGCGTCAAGAGCTTCTGGACATGGGCGCGCGCGCGGTGCTGGTCGAAGCGATGCCCAAGGCATCGGCGGCTGCTACCCGGGTGGGCGCAACCGTGAAGTCAGGCGCGTCGCTTGAGCAGTCGGTCAAGGACTTTGTCACCGCCGTGCCCGGGCTCACCCCCGCCCAAGCCAACGCAGTTGCAACCGAGGCGATGAGCGTCCTGGGTTCTGTGCTGACACTCGACTGAACACGAAAGAACACCATGAAATTCACCGGTCTGAACATCGACAACTTTCTTGCCATTCAAACCGCCAGTCTTCAGCTGGCAGACCGAGGGCTCAACGTCATTCAGGGCGTCAACGACAGCGACAGCTCGGCGAGCTCCAACGGTGCGGGCAAGTCCAGCATCGTTGATGCGCTGTGCTGGTGCCTGTACGGCGTCACAGCGCGCGAGGTGAAGGGCGACGCGGTGGTGAACCGCACCGCCAAGAAGAACACCCGGGTGCAAGTCACTATGGTCAACGGCGATACCGAGTACCGCGTTGTGCGCCACCGCAAGCACTCAGAACACAAGAATGCGCTGTGCTTTTTTGCGGCGAGTTCTTCATCTTGTGCTTCGCTTACCGATCTGTCTAAGGGCACCGATGCCGAGACGCAGAAGGAGGTCGAGCGCGTGCTGGGTTGCACCGTCGAGGTCTTCTTGGCTGCGATCTACGCTGGCCAGGAAATCATGCCCGACCTGCCCAAGATGACCGACCGCGAACTCAAAAGTCTGATCGAAGAGGCGGCCGGCATGCGCCGCATCGAGGCAGCTTATGAAGAGGCGAGGGCGCGTCGCACCCAGGCCACAGCCGATGTCACCCGGGCGTATGACCGCATCGAGAACGTCAAGAGCCGCCTGGTGCGCGATGAGTCCTCGCTGCTGAGCAAGACCCAAGACTTCGACGAGTGGGCCACCCAGCGCGCGGTGCGCGTGGGCACTGCTGAAGAGAAGGTCAACGACGATCAAGGCACCCTGAATGCCCTCACCGCGGCCCTGATTGCGCGTCACCCTGAACACACAGCGCGGCAAGCCCGCACGAAAGAGCTGGATGATGCTCTGTTGGCCTACTCGAAGGTCGAAGCAGTGGCCCGGACCGCCGAGCTCACGGCAAGCACAGCAGAGCGCGCCATCAACCGCGCGCTGCTGACATCGACTCGCGAAACCGTGGCGACCATCGAAGCGCAGATCGTCAACGTCGATGAGGCGATGAAAGAGCCGTGCGAGCAGTGCGGCAAGCCACACGACAGCGAAGACCGTGAGCTGTACCTGGACCACCGTCAGAAGCGCCTTGATGACGCGAAGGGAAACCTGACCCTGGTTCGCGCGAAAGTGGCTCAACAAGCAAGCGAGGCGCTGCGGCTTCAGAGCCTCGCTGCCGCTTGGCGCGCGCGTGTGCCCGATGTCACCGCCGTTAACGTCCAGCGGCACCAGCTGAAGACCGAGATGGACAAGTTCGACCAGTTCGTCAAGGGTTCCCAGGTGGCCAAGACGAACCTGACCGCCGCCAGAACCGCACTTGCCACCCGTCAAAGCGAGGTCAACCCGTTTGAGAGCGTGGTGTCCACGCTGCAAGGACAGATCGCACGCGACGGTGCCGAGCTGGCTGCCCTGGTGGTGGGTAGCGATGCAGCGCGCGAGAAGCTCGAACTTGCCAACCATGTCGTCAAGGTCTTCGGCCCGGCCGGCGTGCGCGCGCAGATTCTGGACACCGTGACACCGTTCTTGAACGACCGCACCGGGGATTACCTCTCGGCCCTGACCGATGGGGGTATCACCGCCACCTGGAGCACGCTCACCAAGGCCGCATCGGGCGACCTGAAGGAGAAGTTCAGCATCGAGGTCACCAGCGCCACCGGTGGGGAATCATTCTTGTCCCTGTCGGGTGGGGAGAAGCGCAAGGTGCGCCTGGCCACCGCGCTGGCGCTGCAAGACCTTGTTGCCTCGCGCGCCACGCAATCGATCGACATTTGGATTGGGGATGAAGTGGACGATGCGCTTGACCCAGCGGGTCTTGAGCGCCTGATGACCATTCTTGAGCGCAAGGCCCGCGAGCGCGGGACTGTGCTGATCATCAGCCACAACGACTTGGCCGACTGGTGCGACAACGTCACCACCGTGCGTAAAGTTGGTGGCTACTCACTTTTGGAGGGTTCATTGTGTATCTGAGCAACGAAGAAATCATCAAGTTGGGTGTCAACTTGAAAGCCTGGGCCGGGGCGATGCAAACAGCTGGGCGGGGGCCGCAAGCGCCGCGCTTCAAGGTCAACGGGCCGCGCAGCATGGTGGTGCGCAAGCGGCGGCAACCTGTGGGGAATGGTCACAGTGGCCCCGGCCAAAGTGGCCCCGCAACTTACACCGGCGAGTATCCGTTCATAGGTCACGAAGAGTTTTGTCTGGGTGGCATCACCGTGACCTCTTCAGACAGTGGCTTTGGGCTGATGGCGCAGTTCACCCCCGTGGGTTCCGAGTTGATGCAGACGGTGAGTGGCATGACGGTGCCGCTTGCCCTTGCGTTCGAGCATTTCGAGGGGCTTCACACCTGGGCGATGCAGTTCGCAAGTGCAAAGCCCCCAGCTGCCAAGCTCACGCCAGCGCAGCAGCTTGAGACTGATCACGCGAATAACACATCGTGGGGTGCCTGGTAGCAGACCCCTCTCGCTTTTTAACCTGTCGAAATAACTGAAAAAAAACACATGAGCAACATCATTACCATCGTTGGGTTGGACCCGAGCCTTCGGAACACCGGGCTTGCCGCCGCCCGCTACGACATCAACACTGGTAACTGGAAGGTCTACAAGATCGGGCTGGTACAAACCGAGAACCAGGCGGGCAAGGTGGTGCGCAAAAGCTCCGACGACTACCGCTGCGCCAAAGAACTGATCACCGGCGTCAATGCTTTTGTGCGCGCGGTGGGGGCCAGCTTCGTTTGTGCCGAGGTGCCCACGGGTGCCCAAGACGCCCGGGCCGCCTTCTCGTTCGGGCTGTGCTGTGGAGTGCTGGCCGCTGTCAACGCCCCGCTGATTCAGGTCAACCCAAAAGAGGTGAAGATGGCCAGCGTGGGCAAGGCCAGCGCCACCAAGGGGGAGATGATCGGCTGGGCCGTCGAGAGCTGGCCCGAAGTCGAGTGGCGCCGGCGCAAGCTGAAGGGTGCCCTGGTGCTGGTCAACGACAACGAGCACCCGGCAGATGCCTGCGCTGCCATCGCCGCGGGTCTGCAGACGGCCCAGTTCGCCCAAGCCCTGTCGCTCATGCACGCCATGCAACCCACGGCAGCTTGAACCTGCCTGCCCCCTCTACTGCTTATGGTAAGTCAATGCTGACTACAATAAAATCTCAACCCGACCTTTTTCTCTACCCAGGACACCTCTCGAAATGACCCATGCCTTTTCCGTGATCAAGCGCAACGGTAGCAGCGAAGCGTTTGACTTCGCCAAGATCGAACGCTTGAACGACTTTGCCACCCGTGACCTCAATGTGGATGGCGCGCTGCTGCGCAGTCAGATTAAGCTGCTGGTCTATGACGGCATGAAAACGTCTGAAATCTTTCAGGCCCAGATTCAAGCCGCCTCGGGCCTGATCTCTGTGGCGCACCCTGACTTCACCTATGTGGCTACGCGCTACTTGCTCATGGACGTGATGAAAACTGTCACGGGTGAAGCTCAGTACCCGCACCTGCGTGACACCATCGCAATCGGCGTTGACGCCCGACGTTACAACCCACTCATGGCGTCAACCTTCGATCTGGAAAAGCTGAACGCTGCGATCAACCAGACGGCCGACTACCAGTTTGACTACTACGGTCTGCAAAACGTGGTGGATCGCTACCTGATACGCGACCACGATCAAAAGCTGATCGAGCTGCCGCAGCACTTCTTCATGCGTGTGGCGATGGGTCTGGCGCTGAAGGAAGACAAGCCCACTGAGCGCGCCATCGAGTTCTACGGCATGCTGTCGAGCTTTCGCCTGATGACATCGACCCCGACGCTGTTCAACGCCGGGACGCCCCACAGTCAGCTCTCCAGCTGCTACCTCAACACCGCGGCAGACCAGATCAGCACCGAAGAAGGCGAGCCCCGGTTCGCTTCGATCTACGGCACCATTGAAGAGTCTGCACGGCTCTCGAAGTTCGCTGGTGGTATCGGCACCGACTGGACCCGCGTGCGCGGCTCGGGCAGTCACATCAAGTCCACCAACGGCAAGTCCAGCGGCGTCATCCCCTACTTGAAAGTCTACAACGACACCGCTGTCGCCGTGAACCAGGGCGGCAAGCGCAAGGGCAGCTTCGCGCCGTACCTCGAAGTGTGGCACCCCGACTTCTGGGACTTCTGCGAAATCAAGAAGGAGTTCGGTGACGATCGTCTGCGCGTGCATGACATCTTCCCGGCCGCCTGGGTGTGCGATCTGTTCATGGAGCGTGTGCAGCAAGACGGCATCTGGAGCGAGTTTCAGCCCAATCTCTACCCCGAGCTGCACGAACTCTACGGCGACGCATTCAAGGCTCGCTACGAGCAGCTGGAGCGCGAAGGCAAGGCGCACGGTCAACGTCGCGCTGTCGATGTCTGGAAGCGCATGCTGGGCTCGCTGTTTGAGACCGGTCACCCCTGGATCACCTTCAAGGACGAGTGCAACCGCCGCAGCCCGCAAGACCACGTCGGTGTGGTGCATAGCTCCAACCTTTGCACCGAGATCACCCTGAACACCAGCGACACCGAGACTGCCGTGTGCAACCTGGCATCGGTGAACCTGGCACGCCACGTCAAGAATGGCAAGGTCGACACGGGCATGCTGATGGATACCGTCAGTGTGGCCATGCGAATGCTGGACAACGTGATCGACCTGAACTACTACCCGTCTGAGCGCGCGCGACTGTCCAACATGCGACACCGCCCGGTGGGCTTGGGTCTGATGGGTGAGACTGAAGCCAAGGTAATGTGCGGCATCGCTTTTGACAGCGAAGCGGGCGTGCTGTTCAGCGACACGACGATGGAGGTGATCAGCTATGCCGCCATTGCAAGTTCATGTGAGCTGGCCAAAGAGCGCGGGGCCTACGACAGTTACGCGGGCTCGAAGTGGTCACGCGACATTTTCCCGATCGACACGGCGCGCTCGAAGGTCGGCGTCGTGAGCAAGGATTCCTGGGATGTGGTGCGCGGGTTGGTGAAGAGGTTTGGCGTGCGCAACAGCAACATGATGGCGATCGCGCCAACGGCCACCATCTCTACCATCGTGGGCACCACCCCCTGCATTGAGCCAATCTTTGAGGTGGAGCGCAGCGAGAAGAACATGAGCGGCCAGTTCAAGGTGGTTGACCCGTGCGTTCGTCACACCAAAGACCCGGCGCTTCTCAAGACCGTCTGGGACATCGACTCTAGGTGGATTTTGAGGTCTGCTGCTGCACGCCAGAAATGGATCGACCAGGCGCAGTCGGTCAACATCTTCGTGCCGGCCGGCACGAAGGGGCGCGAGCTGGCTGAAATCTACATGAGTGCCTGGAAGCAGGGTCTGAAAACGACCTACTACCTGCGCAGTCAAACCAACGCGAAGGCACCACCCAAGGTGGCCTCTGGCGTGACTCAAGCAGTTGACAGCCGCACCGGGCTGGACGAAGTGGTGCTGGGTAGCAACTTCTGCTCGATCGACAAACCGGACTGCGAGGCGTGTCAGTAAGTAAACACTGACTCTTCTTCAAGGCCCTTCGGGGCCTTATTCTTCCCCTGAAAGTAAATCATGCAAAACAACACGACGAAAATTACCAACAACCGACGACTTGCCTTCGGCCCCCGCGACAACCTTATGAATATGTCTCGAATTCGATACCCGTGGGCCATCGAAGTCTACGACCGAATGGAGTCAAACACTTGGTTTCCCAAGTCGATCCCCCTGGGTGGCGATCGCGAGTCTTACCGCACCGATCTGACTGGGCGCGAGCGCAGCGCCTTTGACAAAGCTCTGGCGTTTGTCTCGAACCTGGACGGCATTCAATTCAACAACCTGATCTGCAACATCGGCCAGCACATCACTGCGCCAGAAGTGTCGCTGGCTCTAGCTCGCCAAGCGGCAGAAGAGGGTGTGCATGTGCGCTCTTACCAATTCATGATCGAGGCGATCTCAATGGACCCCGAGGGGGTCTACATGATGTTTGAGCGCGACGGGCGCTTGGCGGCTAAGAACGAAAACATCATGGCTTCGTCCCGGGTATTGAAGGACGAGCCCACCCCGGCAAACTTCGCGCGCGCCATTGTGGGCAACGTGATTCTGGAGGGCATCTACTTCTACTCTGCGTTCTTGACCTTCTACATCTTGGCGCGTAACGGCAAGATGTTGGCCTCTGCGGACATGATCAAGTACATCAACCGGGACGAGGGCGAGACCCACCTGGACCTCTTCGTGAACATGCACCACACGTTCAAGCAAGAAAACCCGGAGCTGTACGACGAGAAGTTTCGCGAAGATGCCATCGAGCTGATCAAGCAGGCAACTGAAATGGAAATCAACTGGGGCAAGTACATCATTCAGGGCGGCTTTCTCGGGCTCACTGACGGCGTGGTCGAGCACTTTGTCAAGGGGTTGGCCAATAAGCGCGCCGCTGTTCTGGGTCTGGGTCTGCTGTACCCAGGGGTGGAGAATGCGGTGCCGTGGTTTGAAGACTTCAGCAAGCCTAACGGCACGCGGGCTAACTTCTTCGAGAGCCGCGTAACGGACTACGCAGTTAGCGGGCTCGCCTGGTAATTCACCCGCTCGGACCTCTGCGCAGCAAGCGCAAGTCCGAGAAAATCTTCCCTATAATAAAGATTCAGTCAGCATTGACTGATCTTTAACCACCCAACATCAACAGGTAAACACAAAATGTCCGACGTAAAACGCTTCACAGGCTTTATCGCTATCGACGGTAGCACCCACACAAGTCAAAAGTCTGCCGTTGACCACAGTCGGGTAGTCAAGGTTGCCAGCGCACTTGACGCGCTGGCCGAAGCTGTTCTGGCGTTCGATGTCACGTCATCTGACGTGCAGAAACACGGCATCGCATCAAGCGACGTGGGCAATGTCATTCACGCCGAAGACCTGCCGTTCTTCTTGGCCGCACACCGCGAGCAGATCATGGCGGCCTTCACGCAAGACGTGCTGACCCGCAAAAAGCGCGCAAAGAAGACTGCTGTTGCCGCAGCTGACGCAGTCGCCTAACCCATGTTTATGAAGTCCATGATGTTGCGCGCGCAGCCGACATCCCGGTTGGTGCCCGCGTCGCAAGACGCTTTTTTGTGAGGGTAAGTCATGAGTGAATTCTCCTGCCCCGTGGTTCGTGTGGCCATCGAGCCCCACCCCAATGGCGACGCGATCGAGCTGGCCATCGTTGGTGGCTACCGCAGCATCGTCAAGAAGGGCCAGTTCAAAGATGGTGACCTGGCGGTCTACATCCCAGAGCAGTCTGTGCTGCCTAAATGGCTGCTGGAAAAAATGGGCTTCTGGGACACCCTCAATTGCAAGGGTCAGCTGTCGGGCTCAGCTGGCAACCGCGTGCGAGCCATGAAGCTGCGTGGCGTTCTGAGTCAGGGCCTTCTGTACCCGGTGTCGCAGATTCGGCAGGGGCCGGTCGATGGTGCCGAAGAAGACTTCACGAACATTCGCGCTCGTGTCTTCGGACGCCCCATCACCGCTGAAGAGGCGACGACGGCGGGCAAGCTCTTTCTCGCCGAAGACCTCAAACTTGACGAAGACGAATGCGCTGCTGAGTTCTTGGGTGTTCAGAAATACGAGCCTGTGGTGCCCCTGCACATGGCCGGGCGCATCGCGGGCGGTGACCTGGACGCCACTATCAGCTACGACTTCGAGAACCTGAAGAAAGTGCCGCACCTTTTCGATGACGGCATGGAAGTTGCCATCACCGAGAAGATTCACGGCACGTTGCTTCAGGTCGGCTTGATCCCCAAGGCGATCTACGAGGGCAAGAGCTGGGCCGAGAAGAGCGGTGACTTCATCGACTGCGCCGGTGAAATCTTCGCCGTTATGGTGACGAGCAAGGGGCAGGGCGCCGAGGGCTTGATAATCAGCCTGCAAGACACCAGCAACTTGTACGTCAAGCTGGCGTTGCAGCTGCGTTTGCCCGAGAAGCTGGCGCTTGCCCGCATCGAGTTGAACACGCCATCTGACCAGCCGATCTTCGCGTTTGGTGAAATCTTCGGCGTCGGCGTTCAAGACCTTGCCTACGGTCAGACAACCCCGGCTTTCAGGGCGTTCGACATCTACCTGGGTACTCGCAGTCACGGCGGCTACTTGGACTTTCTCACGCTCGCCGAGGTGGCTTTCGATGTGGGTCTGGACATGGTGCCCGTGCTGGCCGTCGGCCCCTACTCGCACGCGCTGGTGCAGCAGCACACCAACGGCAACTCGACCATCCCAGGTGCCGAGAATCAGATTCGCGAGGGCGTGGTCATCAAGGCCACTGTTGCCGATTGTCACCCACGTTTCGGCCGGCGCATCGCCAAAAGCGTCGCCGACGCCTACCTTCTTCGCAAACACGGAACCGAATTCGCATGAACCCCCTTTTCAACCCCGTTCAATTTCAATACGAAAACCTGCTCACCGAAGCCTATCGCTGGGGCAAGGCTAAGGGTGACCGTACCGGCACTGGCACAACCAGCGTCTTCGGACACCAGCTGCGCTATGACCTGAAGCACGGCTTTCCGCTGATCACAACCAAGCGTGTTCCATTCAAGATGGTGCTGGCCGAGCTGCTGTGGCTTTTGTCAGGCAGCACCAACGTGCGCCACCTTCAAGCAATGGGCTGCAACATCTGGAACGAATGGGCTGACGAGCACGGCGAACTTGGGCCGGTATACGGCAAGCAGTGGCGCAACTGGACTGGAGGCCACGACCAGATCACGGCCCTCATCGACGGCATTCGCAACAAGCCCAACAGCAGGCGTCACGTCGTCAGCTGTTGGAACGTGGATGAGCTGCCCGACGAGTCCCTGTCGCCGCAGCAAAACGTCGCAGTAGGCCGCATGGCGCTTGCGCCGTGCCACACGCTGTTTCAGTTCGATGTGACCCAGGGCAAGCTAAGCTGCCAGCTCTACCAGCGGTCGGCAGACCTGTTTCTGGGCGTGCCATTCAACATCGCAAGCTACGCCCTGCTCACACACATGGTGGCCCAGCAGTGCGATCTGGAAGTAGGCGACTTTATCTGGAACGGTGGCGACTGTCACATCTACAGCAACCACCGCGACCAGGTGGCGACTCAGCTCAGTCGCACGCCCCTCCCGTTCCCGAAGCTGTTCATCGCACGACCGTATACCGTTGCCTCGATCTTCGACTACACGATGGATGATTTCGACGTGGTGGACTACCAGCACCACCCCGCAATCAAGGGGGCAATCGCGATATGAGAAAAGTGATCGACTGATTCAATATAATAAATCAGTCAGCAATGACTCTAATTCGGCGCTTGGCACCTTAATCTGAAGCCAAAAAAGTTCTGATTTTTCACCTACCTATAAGCACTTTTGTAAAGTCACTCATGAACATTTTTGGCTCAGCAAAAAAGACAAAAACTCTCGCCTCTGTGATGCAAGTATTTGAGCAAATCGTCAAAGACCTGAACTTGATCTCCGAGCGTGAGCGGATGAACGCCGCCGAAAGTGAAGAGACCGCGCAACAGGCGCAAAAGGCGACTCGCGTTTCTTTGCTTAAAGCCGATCGCGCAGCCATTCTCAGCATGCGTCTGCAAGAACTGACCGTAATCACTAAGTAAGCCACCATGAACTCCAAAGAATTTACCAAATCTGCCCTTGTCACCGAAGCGAAGATCGACGAGCTGCCGATCAACCTGGGTGGCCTGTACCGCGTTCTGCGCGTGCTGACCACAGCGTCCCAGCTCGCCGATACCGTCAAGCGCGCCATCTACTACGGCAAGGGTCTTGACGCTGGCCGGCTCGCTGCAAACATCAACACGCTGCGCGACGAAGTTGCCCTGCTTGGCATGCACCAGGGTCAGCTTGCTGACACAGACATGCCAACAGATGACCATGCGCCTAACCTGCGCGTGCTGCACGGCTCGATCGGGATGTTTGGCGAGGCGGGTGAACTGCTTGAGGCTGTGATGAAGCAGATCAAGACTGGCAAACTGGACCTCATCAACGTGGGTGAGGAAACTGCCGACAGCGACTGGTACAAGGCCATTCTTCACGACGAGACAGGCGTGCTGGAAGAGACCGCCCGGGCCGCTGTGATCTCCAAGCTCAAGGTGCGGTACCCCGGCAAGTTCGACAGCGACAGCTCTGGCAAGCGAGACCTTGCCGGTGAGCGCGCGGCAATGGAATCTGTCATGGGCGTGGTAGTCAAGTGATCGGCTTGTCAGGCGCGCACCGCACGGGCAAGTCAACGCTGGCACGCGCCCTGGCGGAGTCGCTGGGTGTGCCCTTCGTTGCGACCAGCGCCAGCGAGGTTTTTTCCAGCATGGGACTCGACCCCAAAGCTGACTACCCACTGGAGGTGCGCTTTCTGATTCAGAGCGTGATACTGGACACCTTCACGGCGCAGTACGAGAGCGCGTCGCGCGAGTCCTCGGTCTTTGTGGCTGATCGCACGCCCCTTGACCTGGCCAGCTACATGTTGGCCGACGTAAGTCGCTCAGCGTTGGAGGGAAAGAATGACGTAGCGCAGCTGATCAATGCCTACGTAGACGAGTGTCTGAAGGCGACGACGCGCTTTTTTTCCGAGGTGTACCTGGTGCAGCCCGGCATCAAAGTCATCGAAGAGAAGGGCAAGGCGCTTGGCTGCCCGGCCTACATGGAACACCTCAACACGATTCTGATCGGGCTGGTGTATGACGAGCGCTCGATGGTCTCCTGCTACCCAGTCCCGCGCGAAATAACCAACTTGAAATCTCGCGTTGACTTTGTTATGGAGACGCGCGACAAACTCGTGGAGATGCAAGAGCTGGTGTCCCCATACCTGTGGACGCACTGATCACTTGTGACTGATCTGCAATGCGATTCAAAGAAAGGGTAGGGTGCTAACATCCTACCCTTTCTTTTTATGATTGTCGTAAGTCAACAATGAGACACATTTTATGCACCAAGTCACCATCCCCACCGTCGCCGCAGAGCTTGAGCGCAAGCTGGTCGAGTTTCTGCTGTCGCTGCAAGAGCCTGACGTTGAGCCCGCGCATGCTGTTCTGCAATGCCGCGCACTGTGGACCGTTACGGCCGGTCTGGTGGACAGCGCGCTCAGCACCGCCCTGTCTGACCACACCAAGGGTGCAGATTCGGTGGCGGTGCGCGAGTTCTTCATCGGCAACGGTCACGTCTTGATACTGGCGTTCTTTGCAAGTAGCCGCAAATCGGGCTTCACGCTGGTCAACATCAACACGACAACCAACGCGCGCACGATTCTTAGGCGGGTCACCTGTGAGTCGGGTGACCTGTTCGCGCCAGGTGAGCGCGCCACCCTCTTGGACGGTGTGCGTCAAGCACTGAGCGCCAAGGGCTATGTCAAATACTGAATCTTCTAACCAACCCCACCAAAGGAATTCCCTTGATCGACCCTGAAAATACCCTTGCCCGCTTCCGTGATGTGGTGGTCGTCAATAGCGACAAGCGCGCCCTGGCGATGTCCCAGCAGCTGCGCTCCAAGTCCCTTGCCGATCAGCGCGAGTGCTTCGGGGGCAATTCGACCTCGGGGTTCTTCTGGATTTTCACAAGCCCAGAGTTCCCGGAAGAGGTCATGGAGTGTGCCGTCTCGTCTGGCGGTGATGCCATTACCAGTCTCTACAAGAGACACCGCATCTTCGGCGCGCGCGGTGACCTGATAGAAGCACGCACGGCGCTGATCGCAGCCCTGGAGTCTTCGGTCGGATTGTCTCGCGCGGCAATCGGCGTCGACGACCCGGTGCGCCGGCGCACGCTGGGTCTCGCGGAGCTTGCCACCGGTCAGCTGATTGATCTGCTGGCTGAGCGCGAAGGCTGCGGCTTGATCATTCGCGGCACCAAGCAGACCACGAGCAGCACCGGTGGCGACTTGACTTTCGCGGATCAGTTGTCATAAGTCAGCAGTGATTTTGTAAGATCGCGCCCGGGCCGTGTCTTGGGCGCGATCATTCATTTGTCGGGGCAACTCTGCCCCGCATTAACCAAAGGTTTTTATGTCCACATCTTCTTCACTCAACAACGCCGTGCGCCAGACAGTGCTTTTCGCCATTATGCAAGACGTGCCAGCGAAAATCACGCGCCAAGACATGATGGCTCAATGCAATCTCGAAATTGATAAAGATGTTGCTGAAAGCGAATTGCCCGAAAGTGTCAAAGCCATGTGGGCAAACAAGAGCGAGCGCAAATGGCTCGGTTACGGCAGCTGTTGTTTTAACGCGGTTAACGCGCGCTCCATCGACATCGCCTTTAGTATGACCAATATTCACCTTACATTGCCTGTCCTGCATAGCTTGACAATCGAGACAAGTGGAAAAATTAAAGCCCACATCAACGCATTCACCGATGAGCAAGGCGAGATTGAACAGCTGAGGCAGAAGCTGAAACTGGCGTTTGCTTCAATTCGCACCCGTGCTATGTTCATCGAGGCATTCCCGCAGTTCGAGAAGTACCTGCCCGCCGTGACTTACAACACCCCAGTCGTTTGTCACAACTTCATGGCGGAGATGACGAAGATGGGCTGGCCCAAAGAGAAGGCAGTTTCGTGAAGCCCATCTTCAGCTGGGGCCTGTGGTACTGGACAGACCCCCCAACGAGCCCCTGTTTGACCTCACGCCAGAAGAACTTCTGATCTTCAAGACACTGTGCGCCGAAGTTGCGCAGTGATCATTGGGCGCCGAAACAAAAGAGAATGAAAATGAACCACTCAGCTAAACCCACCCTTGACATACCCACCGAGCCTCCACGGGTCGCACCCGCCAAGCTCAATTTCTACCCCTTCGCCTTGAATGAGCGCGTCACCTGGACGCCACCAGCGGGTGTTCACACCAACGACCTGATCCCGATTGGCGCCGAGGTTCGGTGGTGGTGCAGCGGCCGTAACTCCAATTTTGTGGGGCTCGTGAAGACCCTTTGCGTAGATGATCTCGGTTGGGGCACAAGTTTTGCGTTTGAAGGTGACGCGCTGCTCTTGGACCCCGCTCTTCACATTTGCGCCTTCGCAGTGGTCAAGCTGCCACCGGGTTGGGTGGCAGCAGGTCAAGTCGTGCCCTTTGAATCGAGCGAAAGTTCCAAATTCCCAATTAAGGGCAACGCTGACGAGTACCGAGGCAGACTCTGGATTGCCGGGGGTTCGGGTGAATCGTCGTTTCACGAAGATGGCGAGTACCTTGGTTATTCAGATTGGAGCAAGTCTAAGTCAAACTTCAATTCCATCGTTCAATTCTGCATCACCAAGCGAAACAACTTCGAGCGCGCAACAGGCAGCAAAAGTTACGGCTACTGCAACGTGCCAAGTTTGACTTCAGTCGCTGAAAAAGCAAAGCTCACCGACTGGTTCTCTGACTTGATAAAGCCCGCTAGAAGTGGCGTGTATGAAATATGCCGCGACGGTGTGATGACCTACGCCTTTTTTGAAGAGGAAGACACTCGAAGTTGGGGAGGCGGCTGGAAAGCTGTGGCGTCAACGCCTGATTTGGCACTTTCACTGAACATGATCGGGCGCGTTCTCGGCGAATTCAGATGGCGTGGGCTTGCTGAGAAGCCGTAAGTAACTGGTGACAATTCACCCATGACAACACCACCGACCCTAACCAAGCGACGCATCATCGCGGGCCTTGATCTCGAAACCACGGGCTTGAACCAAGCCGACGGGCACCGGGTCATTGAGGTCGCTCTGATTCTCTACGACCTGGACACCCAGACACGCATCGGCCAATTCACCAGTCGAGTGAACCCACAGCGGCCCATCGACCCGGCTGCGCAAGAGGTTCACGGAATCTCTTTCGACGACCTGGCGGGCGAGCCCCTGTGGGACGTGGTCGCCCCCAAGGTAGCCACACTGCTGGGAAATTGCATGTACGTGGTGGCGCACAACGGTGAGGGCTTTGACATGCCGTTCTTGTACGGCGAGCTACTGCGCGCCGGCCGCGCGCTGCCCGCTGTGGGTCTGATCGACACCATGTTGCAGGCGCGTTGGGCAACCGCTGACGGCGCGCTACCAAGTCTGAAGGCGTTGTGCTTCGCATGCGGCGTGCCCTACGACGCCACGAAGGCACACGCCGCGCTCTTTGACACTGACGTAATGATGCAGTCTTTCTTCCCCCAGCTCGCCACCGGTTTCTTCAAACTCCCTGGCTCGCCCTATCAATTTGTCCCCCAGAAGTCAAAAGTAAAGGTCGCCAAGTGATCACATCAAAAGCCGAAAAAGATGCCCCATTCTCAAGTGCTGACATCTATCGTCTTGTCGCAGCGGGCTTTTTGCTGGGCTTGACTTTGGGTATTCTCGTAACTTCACTTCTGGAAACTCTCTAATGTCCGTCAATAACAAATATGTCTACGTCGTAAACCTCGCGCTGGCGAAAAGCTCATGGTCGCCCGAGGCGTACCAGCTGGTTGAATTCCCTAACGTCAATTATGCCAACTCGTTGTTCGTCGGCTTGCTGACGCCGTTAGTCACGCTGCCGTCTCGTTTGTATCGCGAGGTAATTCGTCTGGCGCTCAACCGTCATCTTGGTCTGGCGCTTGTCAGTCTGTTTATTCGCATCCCATTCACCAGCCTGTGCTGGGTGTGGTGGGGCATTCGCGGTCGTGCGTTCGGCGTGCAAATGCCGCTAGGCATCATCGTGCAGTCTAAGTTCTTGACACCCTTCGAGTGCGCCGCAGACCTTGCAAGCGGCGAGAGCGATGTGATCAAGCTGATACCGCGAAAAAGTCGTGCGCCGGTGCGCGACATCTGAATTTTGCATACGGCTGCCCCCAAGTATGAATACGGCTGCGCCCAATCAGGAGAACCTCATGACATCTGAATCCAAGCCAACCATCCACTACGTCGGGGACGCTGCAATCGTGGCCGGCCGGGCGTTCCTGGTCAAGACGAAAAACACGATCTATGAGCCCGAGCCTGGTCGCCCTTGGTCATTGAGCGTGGCGGGGTAAGGTTATGTTGACAGCCGACAAGAACTACCCCGGGCGTTGACTGTGTCTCGGATGTCTGTGTCTTTCTTCAGCGTCTTTGGTAAATCGCCCTCCGAAGTGCCTGAACTGGGACTGCGAGTTTTACGAAAACTCGCAGCGTCCGAATCGCCCGCCTGACCATGTTGGTCGTCGCCTGAACTTCTCAGGTATTCGCACACGCGCGCCCACGGGCGCGCTTTCAATTTAGCGAACGCAGCCGGGTTGATGAATCTACGTCCAAGCCGGGGTGATCACAATAAATTTATCGGGGAAACAAAAAGAGCCCGATCAGTTGGGAAAAATAAATTCAAGCGTCATTAGCCGCGCCGAGATTCAGGTTTCACAATTGAATTTGTCGGGTTAATACCGACACCGACACCGACAGTACCCACTTTTTTTTATTACGAGGTTTCTCAAATGGCCCAATCCCTGAATACCAAATCTTTCCGCGCCGCCCAGGGCGTGACCATCAACCACGCCGAGATGATCGAGGCACCAGACGACTTTGCCAGCTTGCTGGCCGAGTTGGGCGCTGCGCCTGACATGAATGAAGTGATCGAGGTGATTCGGGTGGCCGAAGTCGAGACTGCAACCAACGATGCCAGCGCGGTCGATGACAGCGACTTTGCCAGCTTGCTTGAACAGCTGGGTGCTGCTGACATCGTCGTCTTGCCTGTATTCAGCGCAAAGCCAGCGACCGACGACGAAGTGCTGGCAGCCGTGGTCAGTTCAGAGGCAACCGATGTGATGGTCGCTGCTGCCAGAAACGAGGTTGTGCTGGGCGACGCGGTGCCGACCAGCGGTGAGATCGCGGCCCCCAAGGTTGAGGCCAAGGGCAAGAAAGAGAAAGCTGAAAAGGTCGCGAAGACCCCGAAGACCCCGAAGACCCCGAAAGCCCCCAAAGAGCCGAAAGCCCCCAAGGCAGAGAAGACCCCGGCTGCGCCGCGCAAGCACTACAGCGACAAGGTCGAGCGCCTGACCGACCGCATGGGTGACAAGTTGGGCGAGTACACGGTGCTGACCGGCGCCGATGCTGATGTCGAAGATGACGCCGCACTCGCTGCTGTGACCGCTTCGACTATGAACATCATTCGGGCCATGAACAGCAAAGAGCAGAACCGCGCCACGGGCTTTCTGGAGTTCTTGTCGGGTCGCAAATCGAGCTTGAACAAGGTGCTGGGCCGGGTGCTGACTGTGCTGGAGCGTGACGGGGCGATCAGCACCGGCGTCGAGGGCAACGTCATCAAGGACTTGTTGAGCGCCCCCTACAGCTTGGCCAGCGCGCGTGCGATGTCAGGCAACACGATCGGCATGTTTGCAGACTTGAAGGTCATCACCTCGGACGGCAAGGGCAAGTTCATCGCCAACACCGACTCCCTGCTTCTGATGAAAGCTAAGTCGCTGATGACGGCAACCGCATAAGCGCACCGCTCTCAAGGGCTGGCAGCCCCAGCCCTTTTCACACCCAACAGGAAGACATATGAACCTCGCACCACTGGCCGCAAGCATGGACAAAATGACGATCGAAGACCTGCGCGCCCTCAACCGGCTCACTGTCTCGAAGATTAACGAACGAAACGAGCAATCGGCGCGCGTCTCGATGGCAAAGTTCTACGTAGGCGATCTGGTGGACTTCACCAACAGTCGCGATGGCGGTGTCGTTCGTTTGCGCGTCGAGCGGCTCAACACCAAGACCCTCACCGGCAAGGAACTCGATGGCGCGCGCCGCGGGTGGCGCGTCTCACCCGGTCTTTGTCGCCTGGTTGGGGCCTGATCTTCAACCCAGCACGCGGGCTTCGGCCCGCTTTGCTTTGCGCCCACCCAGCCAAGGCCCGCAGACGCGCCCCAGGCACGCGCGCTAGCCCGTGGGGTTGGTGACCCATGCCCGAGGTCACTCCGAGAGCTGCCTAGCAGCAGGCATGACCCGACCCCGGGCCGTCCAGGTGAGTGCGTTGACCCAGAAAGCGCGCACGCAGCCGAGAAGCGGGGCAGGGCGCCGAGAGTGGGGCGAGATCATTGACTTCTCGCAACAAACAGAGACCACCACCATGCTGAAAATGAAGCCAGAACACATCGAGCGCATCAAGACTGCGATCACGCCACTTGACACCCCAGAGGTGCGCGCTCGGTACGCGGCCGCCGACCTGACAGACAAGCGCTACCGGTGGGATTTGCTCACCGTGGCGCTGGGCAGCGGCTGGATTTGCGACGAGCTTTATTGCTACATCGCCGACCCACACATTGACTCGGCCCTGCGTGCGCTGGTGCAGCCCCTGGATGCGTCGCAAGCCGCGTAAGCATCCGAGACCTGAGCCCCAAAATCAAACCCTCAACAACAAACGAAAAAGCCCATGAGTGAAGTTAAAACCCCGCATGTTGCTGCGCCAGCTGTGCCCTATCGTCTGGTTGAAATGCCCGGTGCTGGCTCGACGCTGCTGCACACTGCCTTCGATCAAATCTGCGACCCCAACGACTGGAAGGCACCGATCGACGCGATGGTGCCGATCGAGCTGCTTGGCGTGTACCTGAAGGCGGTGCAGTTCATGACTGGCGAAAGCTGCACTGGTAAAGAGGTCACGCGCGAAGGCGTGAGGTATTACCGGCTGCGCTCTATCGGCTACCGGGCTGGTCGAGCTGGTCCTTGAGCGTCCCACTACAATAAGTCACCACTTACACACAAGAGGATTTTATGACCATGAGTACAAGGCCCTTCAAAACCCCCAGCCTTGTTAACCTTCGCGAGCTGTCTGAGCCGTATAAAAAGTCTACTGTCGGTCTCAGCGGGGCGCAAAAAATTGAGTTTGCCAATCTGTTGACCACGGAATTTGTGCGCAATAAGATTGGCGAAACAAAAGAAGAAGATGTTCAAAGGCCACGCTTTGACTACTTTCTGAACCGCGCCGGCACAGTGAAAATGAAGGCGATGCTGGACAGTCGCCACCGCAGGTGGGAGACGAAGCAAGCTGAAAAGAAAAGAGCTCTCGCGGCTGTGGTTCTTCCCCCGCAAGTCAAGCTCCATTCGTTCAATACCGTCGGCATCGCCTTCAAAGAAGTCGTCGTGAATTCTCAGATGCTGCCGAAACCGTTCACAGTGCCGACCATCGACACCGGTGAAGAGCTTGCACAAGACTACCGCGCACAGACCCTGATGATGAGGCGGCAAACCGCATTGCTCAACACGCAGGCTGAAGAGATGAAGTGCCTGAGCAAGATGGTCAAGGAGCTTTACACCGCACTCACTGGCGCGACGGCGTGAAGTAACCCAGGGTCAATGATGAAAAACAAATCACTGGCATCTCTTTTTACGGAGGTGAAAAAGATTTTGCCTCACTCTTACAGCGGCGAATTCAAAAAAGGAAAGGAGTCTATTTTCATCTGCGTTTGCATCGAAGAAACCTCGGCTTCGCGATCCACAAAGAATCGGGCTGTCGCTCTGATCGAAAAACGTCTTGGTGGCTCTTTTACTTACGGGAACTGGCTCCCCACGCAACTACGCGGCGGTTCTGATGCGGTCAATTTTGATCATCGAAACAACGACGGCAAGAAGGCCCAAGCTGGGCGTCATGCCTGGGTCGACAGCTTGATTGCGGAGTTCAGCTGATGGGCTACGGACCCGTCGGCAACGGCAAGCAGACCCCGATCACGCCCTGGGTTGGCTCATGGGCGCAGCGGGTCAACGAGCCGACCCCGCAGCGCATCAAAGACCACCACGCCGACCAACACGCGGCGACCCACACCCAGCGCACCATTCTGCCCGGGCGTGTGGACATTCGCGGCAGACCACTGGAGTAAGACATGACGGTTCAAGCCAAGTTCGATGCCTACAACGCCGCGAACCCTCACGTCTACACCCTGTTCAAGCGATTTGCCTACGAGGCATTCGCAGCTGGGGCGACCAAGATTTCGTCCAAGCTAATCATCGAGCGCATTCGTTGGGAAACTGCCATTACCACCACCGGTGCGGGCTGGCATGTTGGGGCGGGTAAAAAGTTTCTGATCGACAACCGCTTCACGCCTTGGTACGCGCGAAAGTTCTGCAACGATTTCCCGCGCTTGGCTGCCCGTCTGGAGCTGAGAGAGATTCGCAAGCCCTAGCCAACCGAGCCCGCTCACAATAAATCATCACTGAACCAACCAAGAAAGTCATCATGGAAACACCCAATCCAATCACCAAAGAAGAAGGTATCGAGCGCATGCGCATGCTCTATGCCATGTTTACCGGCGTGCCAGAAGAGCGCACCGACCTGGACACCTACTTTGACCTGAAGATGCGCAGCCCCCGGTCCGTCAATCGAATGAGCAAGGAAAACTGGGCTCACCAGTGCGGCACAACAGCGTGTCTTGGCGGGTGGGCATCCCTGTACCCACCGTTTCAAGCAATGGGCCTGAATCCCGATTGCTTTTTTGAGCCATCTTATCGCGGGCTGTCGCGTTACGCGGCACTGGGGGCGTTCTTCGCATTGCCTGGATTCGAGACCATTGGCATCTTCGCCACAAGAGCAGGAGTTGCCAGTGAATACACGCCAGAGTTGCGTAATCTGTCCGACAAAATGATTGCCCTGCGACGCATCAGGCTGCACCTTCTGAATAAGGGCGCGATTACCCAAGTCCGCAGCGACGAGCTGGCCGAAATGGAGGCATCGCAATGAGCCAATTCACAGAAGAGCAACTGATCGAGCTGGAGCTGGTCTTCGGCTTGTTCAGAAAAGAAACGCTGCATGTGCGCGACGGCCTCCACATCTTCGGCATCCCGGCTGGCGATTTGATGGCGATGCAATACAGAAAGAAACGAGCATGAACGAACCAATCAAAGCAGGCGACCTGGCCGTTGTCATCAGCGGTCAGCTTGGCGAGAAGAGCCCCAATATTGGCTTGATCGTCAAGGTGGTTCGGTACATGGGCGACGAAAAGACTTACGGCCGCATTTGGCGCTGCGAGACCGATTATGCCGAACGGCTCATTTTGCATAAAGCAACGGTGCCGACTGGCCACACTGACTTTGCTCAGTCTTGGCTGCGCAAGATCGAGCCCGACGCACCGCCACCACTTGCCAAGACAACAGACAAAGAACTGACAGTCTGAAACGCAGCCTGCTCGGGCATACCCACGCCTAAAACGCTAAGTCATCATTGAATTCTCGCAACAAGCAACCGAAAAATTCCATGAAAATCACCCGTCACTACATTTACACCGAGAACGAAGAGACTGGCATGACCGGCTTCGTGCCCCTGTGGATTCCCCGCTCGGGCGGCTTTGACCCCAGCGGCTTTATCGGGATGATTCACGACGCGCTGGAGCACCGCCTGTGCGACACCGGCAAGCTGCACGAAGAGGCGATGGCATTCGGGCGCTTGATGGCGCTTCGGGGCGTCTACTCGGGTCAAAAGATGAACGCGCGCGCGCTAGGCCAAGAGTTCGGCGGCGTGGTGCATACAGCCCTGAGTTCCGAGAGCTACCGTGGAGGTGAGTTGATGCCCAATGTTCGCATCAAGCCGATGGGGGAAGAACGGGTGCGATCGCGCTTTGCCGAGCTTGTCAGCAACTGTCGCGACATGCTGAATCGGGAGCTCGATAACGATGGCTATGACGATGGCTTCAAACAGATGCCCGATGGCGAATTCTTCGGGCGCATGTTTCGCTGGCTCAATGTGGGCTACTACGACGCGCTGCGCCGCTACGGTGGCTACGACGGGTGCCGCCAAGTGGGTGACCTGTTCTTGCTGGCTGAGCGACACCGTCAAAAAGACGAATTCGACCTGCTGAGCAAAGAGGCAGAAGACGAAGCGAGAATGCAGGGCCTGGGTCTAATGTCCTCGCCCGTAATGAAGATGGTCTTCGACACCGCCAACACCTACATTAAAATGACTCTAATTGGATCCAACGCTGAGCGCGGCAATCACCAAATGTGGCTCAGAAAACGAATCGCGCGCTGGGCCACGCAATAACGCTTTTTAACCCAAGGAGAACCTTTATGACCAGCATTGCCCTTGCCCTGATTTTGACCGTTGTTGGCATCGACACAAATGCAAGTTCGTTTACCGTGATCAACGTCCACACTGTGCGTCAGTTTCACAAAACCGAGGCAAGATGTCATGCTGAATTGGCGCGTTTGATGACCGATATGCCGCCCGGTGTGATGTGGGGAGGTTACAGGCCCCACTTCAACACGGATGAAATGCACTTGTGCGTTCGTGGCAATCACACACCCTACAAACTGCCAAAGTAAGTCGCACGAATACAAGAGAGTCAGGCGCTGCCTGACTTTTTTTTGGACCCGTTTTTCTGAACCCAGCTCGCCGTAAATCACCGGTGACACTTGAATTCTCGCAACACAAACCGAAAAAACAGCATGTTCTACATACAGCGCAAAGGCAACAGTTACTTGGAAACCGTCGATGAATTCGACACTAAAGAAGAAGCACGCGCCATGCTTGCCGAGTACCGCACCTCGGACAAATCTGCCAATTACTACCTGTCCAGTCGAGCCACTCGCAATTGGCTCGTCACCCCAGCCCCTGCGAATACGCTGTGAGTGCCAACAGACCAGCCCAACACTTGAATTCTCGCAACACAAACCGAAAGATCAACATGAAATGGATCATCACTGAGGACCACACCGAGAACGGCCCCGCGACCTGGTCCTGCATGGGTATGGCCGACAGCACAGAGCAAACCCGGGTCATTCGCGCCGAATCGAAGAAGAATCGCGTTGTCGCCGTCAGCGCCTACATCGAAGGGCACGACCTGCTCTACGAATTTCAGCTTTTCGACGACGATGGCGATCTTTGTCTCACCGGGCGCTGCGGCGACATTACAGACTGCTCCGGTGACCTCGCGTTTGCGCCGTTAGATCAGATGGTGGGCTACACAGGCTGCACCGAGCTTCGCTACCGCAAGTTCGTCGCCACAAACGAATGGGAGGCCCTGTGACGCGCGCGGCGATGCACATCGTGATTCTGCCGGCCAAAGATTATTACAACAACAGGGGCGTCAGCGGCGTTGTGTTGCTGGCCAACGGTCAGCCGTACCACTACCCGGGTCACAGCGGCCGCCGCCAAGCTGAAGCTGCCCGAGACCGAGTCGACGCCGCCATGAAGCTGTCCGAGACCGAGTCAACTCTGCCGCAACCCGCACCTGACACTTGAATTCTCGCAACACAAAACCGAAAGCAGACCATGAAGGCCAACAGCAACGACACCATCGAATACACCGTAACGTCACTCAGCACACAGACCTACGCGCCGGCCGAGATCGTGACCCAGGCTCTAGCTTTTCTTGAAAGTCGGCTGCGCACGCCGGGTACACTGCTGTCTTCGCCCGATCTGGTGAAGAAGTACCTGGCGCTGCACAACGGTCAGTTCGAGGACCAGCACATCGAGCGCTTTAGCGTGATGTGGCTCGACTCGCAGAACCGCCTGATCGCCGTCGACACTCTCTTCACCGGCACGCTCACCCAGACATCCGTCTATCCGCGCGAGGTGCTGCGCGCCGCACTCAAACACAATGCCAGCTCTGCGGTTCTGTGTCACAACCACCCCAGTGGGAGCGTGCAGCCGTCGCGTGCCGATGAGCACCTGACCCAGACCATCAAGGCGGCGCTAATCTTGATCGACGTTCGCACGCTCGACCACGTCATCACCAGTGGTTCCAAGACAGCAAGCATGGCGGAAATGGGTCTTGTCTGAGCCGTAAGTCACGGGTGACACTAAACCATTGAAACAACAGAAAGACGCCATGGGCACAGAAGCGCCGGTCGACACCGACAGGCCCCAATTTCTCAAGACCGGGTTCTGCCAAGAGCTGAACCTGCCCGAAATCACCGTGCGCCTGGGTGCGTGGGATGTGGGCTTCTACGTCGACCGGGCCAGCAGCACGGTTCACCAGGGCCTGCAGCGCTGTGCTCAAAACGATTCCACCTGGGGGACGCAAACGCTCCCGAGCCGCCAAGAGTTGCGCAGCATGCGCAATTTCGCCAACCGTCACCTAAAGGAGAACCCGTAATGCCCTATCCCTGCACCGATTGCATTCTCAACCACATGTGCGCAAGCGGCCCCCAGACGCGCCAAGAGCTTCGTCGCGAATGTCGCACCCAGGCGGTGCCCTACGACAACCTGATCTTTGCAGCCGCGGTGGATGAATTGCTCGCCACCGGGAAGATCGTAATCGAGAGCTCGGACGATCGCGACACGCACTTTGATTTCCCCGCAGGCTATTACGGGGCGTGATTCAAGGCTGGGTTTTGCACAACCCAGCGCGCCAACAACCCACCCTGACACTTGAATTCTCGCAACACCAAACCGAAAGCAACCATGACCGCCAAGACCCCAACAGCATTGAAGCACCAAGTCCAGATCGACAACCTCACCCACGCACACCGGATTCTGTCTGAGGTCTCAGACAGTGAACTCAACTTGAGCCGATGGGTGCGTGCGCACCCACCGGGCGAGCCCATGTGTGGAACCATCTTCTGCGCAGCCGGTTGGCTTGCCCACAGCGAAGAGTTTGCCCGAATGTTCACGATCTCCACAATCAATGACGAAGATAGTGAGTTGACCACCATGTTGATAGCATGCGGCACCAAGCCCGAACTGAAGGAAGGCGGCAACGGCTACTCGTTTAAGTTTCTCGACCCCATCTTCGGCCCCAATGCGTTCAACATGCTTTTCGATAGCCGGGGTGCTGGTTGGAACGACAAGATGCTGATGAAGGAGCATCAGAAAGAATGCGATTCAGAAATTCTGATCCAGTGGGATAGTGACTACGTCACGGACAAGATGGTCGCCCTGGAGCGCATCAATCTGCGCACCGAGCAGCTGGTGGCCCAAGGGTAAGCCCAGCCCCACCCCAGCGCCGCAATCCCAACCTGACACTTGAATTCTCCCAACACAACGAAGGTTCTGAAATGTCAAGAAAATGCAAGACCCCCGCCAAGGTGCTTGAGCTCCTGAAAGCCCAGCAGGAAATGATGCGCTGGATCGACGAATGTTTGCGTGTCAAGAGCACCGTGTCAGTCGAGAACCAAGCGGCGCATGTCAAGAACCGCAGCGAAGATTATTGGATCGGTCGGGCAGAGGGTCACAACAGCATGCTTGAGACGATCCTACACCAGCACAACTGCTACGCCGGGTTCAACTACCAGGCAGCGACCCCGACATTCGGCGATGAGGGCGCGCCTTACTACCAGATAGTCAACACGCAACACCCCGAGTACGCGCCCTGGCGCGTTCAATACTACGAACGCAACTGAGGCCCAACCCCCGCACACTGGGGCTAACAAACACACAAGCAAGCCCTCTCGGCTTGCTTTTTTTATATCCCAGAAAGCCGAGGCTTGCGTTACCCGAAAAGTCCTTATGAATCAAGGACTTAGCACCGCTTATAGCAAGCATATCGCATTGCCTGTCTATAAATGCGGGACCATCGGGCATAAACGCATGACTGGCGCTTTATTCCCGCAGGCAAGAGGGTCTAACCGCGCAAGGCTCGCTCAAGGCAAGCCCCGAACGACCTCAAGCAATACCGAGGGGTCTGAAGCAAGTGGCAATCGCACAGAGAGCCCAGGCAAACCCGTGAAGCAACCCAAGCAAACCACTAACCCCACAAACAAACGAGAACCAGCACCAAATCTGGCAATGAGCAACCAACCGGCCCAAGACGCAAAAACACTGAAGAACTACCAAGCCGGCAAACTTGCGACAGACGCAACAACACCCGGCACGCAGCCCGTAGCGCCATAGGGGAAAGAGCAGGCAATCACACAGAGAGACAAGAGGGTTTGCCGCACCAAGCTCACCGCAAACTTACAGAGAGGCATGCAGTGATGCAAAGTATGTGCCTACCACGCAACACTGAAAACTTGAGGCGAATCAGACAGGTGAACCATAGGGCAAGGCAGAGGGAAGAGAAGGGGCTCACGCAAGGTAGAGAAGAGACTTGGGTGTGATCAAGGGAAGGCTTTGTATAAGCAAGAGGGGGTGGGTGGCGGGCATCCCGCGAGAACCAAAAGTAACACCTTCTCAATAATCCACTTTTTCACGCACACTCCAGCTCCGCCAAGGTTCACCCCAACCCAGTCCGATCATCCCCTGCTCACTATGAACAACGTCCACCCGATTCAGGCTCGCCAAGGCTCAGTCTCTTCATTCTTGGCTCGCTCAGCCCCCACAGCCCCCATGCAGGCTGTGCTGCGCCTGACCATCAACCTCCCGGGCATGGGGCCTTTGAGGGTGACGGTGAGTGCCGAGGTTGATGCGAGCGTGCTCACACAGATGACACCCGAGCAGAGGGCCGAGATGACGCACCACATCAGGGCAGCTGTAGGCGTAGTCGGGTATGAGCTCCAATCGGTTCAGCCCCTGTGCACCCTCTCAATCGAGGCTATTTCCCTATGAGCGCAAACGTCCGCAAACCTGGTTTTGACGACGATGCGAGTCACTCGATCACTTATGTGAGAGCAACCTACCTCACCCGATGCGGCGCCATTCACCAGAGTCTATGTACGTTCACTGCTGACATTGACTCAAAGGATGCGCGGGTCGAGCTAGTGAGGGCGTACCGGGCCTTTGCGGGTGTGATGCAGTACGAGCTCCTATCAGTTCAGTTCGAGTTCGTCAGCCCAGCCTGCCTTGATCCCTTGTTCACGGCGAAAGTGATCCCGATCGGCACCCGGCGCTGAGAGGCAAGAGATGGGGTCACGCATACGGCTAGCTTCGAGTTTGGGTTCGGCTAGCTTCGAGTTTGGGTTCGGCTAGCTTCGAGTTTGAATACGGCTAGCTTCGAGCTGTGATTCGGCTACACATACGGCTAGGACGTAAGGTGCGGCACCAGCCTTGGACCCAGAGCCTTGGCGCTTTGGAGGGGGTGGGCCTTGGATGCGTGGGCCAAGGCCCTGGTGCTTATAGGAGCTGCCTGCTGGTCCAAGGCTGCTTATAGGAAGCGCGGGGCTGTCCAAATCCACTTATACAAGAGCCTCAAAAGTGCTTATAGCTGGGCTGACCCCCTACAGAATCATGCCCCAATTGTGCTTATAGGTGATTATTTCGCTTATAGGGGCGGTGTCCGAGGGGTGGGTCTGAGAATTGTCTTTGTCGCGATGTTGCGATTCAGTAAACGAAAGCAGGCCATGCTAAATCTCACACCTCACGCCATTACCCTTCGCACCCCACATGGGGATGTGACATTCCCCCCGTCGGGTCAGGTGGCGCGAGTCAGCTCGATCTCTGCCGAGACTGAACTTGTGGTTGCGGGGGTGCCTGTGATTCGAACCACCTACGGGCCTGTGCAGGGATTAGTGTATGGGGATGACGGTCTTCTGGTGCCCTGCCTGGTCTCTGGGATGGTTTTGGGGCGATTGCCTTCGGGCACGCTCAACGCTTACGCCCCAGCGACAGGGCCAAACGATGCACCTGTGCGGGAAAATGGCCAAGTGGTCGCTGTCACGAAGCTGCTCGCCGCCTGAAGGGGCGCGCGACAATGGGGCAACCAAGGGGAAAGTATGAATCAAGTCGAATTTATGAATCTGAACCTGGGCGATCGTCTGTTGGCGGCGATCTTCGCAAACGTAGAGCCCGAGGGCTCTATGGGTCCGCCAAGCCCCACGAAAGAGCAAAGAGACCACGCACTCTTTTACTACAACCAGGCAATGCGCGAGCGAGCCCTTGTCGTCGCAAAAGCCGAAAAGACAGCAAAGGTAGAGGCTCGCAAGGCGCAGAACGCATTGGAAAAAACCGAGCGAGAGCGCAAAGAGAAGATAGGTTCTTTCTACGCCGAAGGTCTGAGCCTTCTCAAAGACGACGGTTTCATCACAGCCGATGAGCGCACTCAGCACCGAGCCAACCCGGTTGTCGAAATCAGCAACGCCATCGAGAAGCGATGCACGCTTGACGCGGTAGCCGACCCATACGGGTTCGCGAATTGGGAGATTGCGGCCGACATTATTTCTGAGTGGTTCAACAAGGAACTCAAGTAAAACAGAAGGGGCTCACGGGCCTCTTTTCTTGGTGGGTCTGCGCGTCCTTGGCTCGGGGTTCATGCGTCCTAGGCTCGCTCACACGCACCATAAGGGGTTTGGCAGCCCCAGGTAGGGGTTTATGCGTCCTTGGCTCGCAGTCCAATGCACTCCAGCTCGCTGTGGCTCGCCGTCTCTTCGTTTCAGGCTCGCTTCACATCCCGGGCGTGGGGCCTGCACCCCGGTTTGATACTTGTCTTTGTCGCAATAACGCGATGACACAAACGAAAGCAAACCGTGAACATGACCCGCAAAACCACCGTCGCCTTGTCTCTCGCCCGGATAGGTTGCAACCTGGTGCTTCTGATTGGAGCGGTTGTTTTTCTGATGGTGTGCATTTTTGGCACCAACGCAGATGCGATCAAGACCCTCATTGCACTGTCCTTGATTGGTTGCGTGAGCTGCATCCTCACCCACCTCGAAGACGAACAGAAAAACCGCCCTTACACCCACAGCCTGTAAGTCACCACTGACAAAAAGAACACCATGTCACAAAAAGCCAAAGACCTATCGTTTCGTGCCCTTGAGATTCAGCGGACGCTGGGTATTCGCAGGGCTGCGGGGTATCTGCGCAATCGGGGCATCACTGTCAAGAACGCGGGGCTGATACTCGCAAGGGGCCGATAAGGGGGCAGGGTGGGGCCTGGTGCCCCACTTTTCACATACGGCTGTCTTAGAGGTGCCCTGTGAACGCAAAGCACTCTGCCTACAGGGAACAGGCGCAGTTTTCACATACGGCTACCCATGAGGTGTCGGTTGGCAATTTTTATATACGGCTGCGTTCTAGGTCAGCTTTGGCGCTGAAAGGGGAGGTCGAAAAACGAGCTCCAACTCTGAAAAACCCCTTTGGGTGTAGGGGTATTCTGAAAGACCCCTTTGAGAGTAGGGGTACTGTCTTCTGTCTTATGTCTTATATAAGAC